CTCGGGGGCAAAGCCTAATGATAGTTTCTGGACAGCTTTAACCCGCCCCTCGATGTCACGGGCATCTTGGATTAAGTCCGCAGCTTGCGTTTTGCGTTCTTCCGGCGTCTTTGCTATGTCAGATTTCTTGCGTCCACCACCCGGTGCACGTTTGCGTACGGGGGCTTCAGCTTGTCCGGCTATGGCTGCGACGGTGGCGGCAGTTTCTTGCGGTCTTTCTTCTTTTGTTTCGACGGTTTCAATGGCTTCAGCGACACTGGGTTCCTCCGTTATGACTGCTTCAGGGGTTACTTCAGGGGTTACTTCGGGGGCAGTTACAGGCTCAACAGCTTCAGGAACAGGCGCTGCTTCCATCGCTTCGGCTGGGGCAACTTGTACAACAGGCTGTACAGCTTCCGGAGTAACTCCACCTGTTTCCACGGGGGCTGCTTCTCCCACCATTTCAGTAGGAGCAATAGGAGCCACAGCAGTAGGTTCGACCACAGGAGCACGTTGTGCAACGACAAAGCCGCCATCTGGTGTTCCTTGGATTTCTAGTTGTTCTTTGTTCTCAAGCGTATCCAGCACCGCCTGTGCTTGCTCAAGTGTTGGTAGTGGTGGGGTTAGTGCAGTTGGCTGTACTGCCGCTCCTGTGACAGGCTCTCCAGTAAGTTGCTCAGCAGTAGCCAGTCCAGATGCGAGAGGTGCTTCAATTCCTCCGGTAACGGCTTCAGTTCCTCCGACAGGCATAGCAGCGCTAGGCTCAACTGTTCCGTCGATAGCTGGTGAAGGTACGACATCGGCAACTCCTTCCGTAGGCGCAAACTGCTTTGTTTCTTCGTCAATCAGTGTTTGCAGGCGGTCCAGTTCTCTCTGCTCTTGCGTAGCCGCACGACGTTCCGTAGCAACTTCAGCCACCCCAGTAGTCGCACCAAGGCCAGCACCGGCTGCTGCTTCCAACGTACCCTGCGCCACAACACCACGCATCGTTGGTACATCAAAGCCTTCTTCTTGGAGTGCAAGGTTCTTAGCCAGTTGTTCTTGTGCGCCTTGGAGGAATTCAGGACCCGCTTCTTTTGCGGCGGATTTTGCCGCTGTGCCTAGATAACCTTTAGCCGCTTGCTCGGCTACGTCTTCTGCAATATCCGCTGCGCCTTTACGGGCGAGTTTATTAGCGATCAAGCGGGCAATAGCGGGTTGTGCACCCGTAATAGCTTCGAGCGTACCAAGGCCAGCACCCGTGGTAATCATGCCCATGTTCTCGCCAAAGTACTCCTGTGCCTTTACGGCTCGCGCTTCGGCTGCGGCGGGTTTCAAACCGGCCTTGATAAGTTCTTCTGCAACAGTTTCGTAGATAGCACCCTTGATGGTGCCCGCACCCATGACGGAGCCAACCGCCGCCGTAGTGCCAAGAACAGCCGCCGTAGGTGCGCCCGCTAGAGTAGTAGCAAGACCCGCAACGATAGCTGGACCCGACGTACCCAACGCATTAACAATGGTGTCTACTGGAGCAACAGAAAGCGCTTTAACACCCGCTATGACCTGATCTGCGATACCTTTGTCTTCGGCATCTTTCATGATCTGAGCCATCTCACGCGAGTCTTTCTTTGACTGCGCACTCATCAAACTTGCTAGATGGTCTTCTACAGAGCGTAGATTTTTAGACACCGAAGAGTTTGCACCAAACGCGTCAGAGATAAGCCGAACGCCAGTAACTGTTCCCTTCTGTAACTGCAACGGAATATCCGCAACCTGCCGGAATACAGACTGGTCTTCAGGTGTCGGCTCGGCGGTCTTAGTGCGAGCGTCGATGAACTTGGTGGGCTGCAAATCCTCGGGGAGAAGATTGGCAGGGACGGCTCTACTCGTTTGTAATTCGGCGGGTAGTAAATTGTCCGGCACCGCCCTACCAACTGCGGGGGCAATATCCGACGGTAGCAGGTCGAGAGGTACCGGTTGTCCCATAATTACTGATACTCCCACTGACCATTTCTAAACACAATAGGTTTCCCGTTTTTATCTTTAGCGGTAGCACCCTCCGTGTATTTTGTTGTAGCTGGAGGTGGTGTAGTAGTCGTAGTAGTCGTAGTAGGAACACCGGGTCGCTGCACACGTGATTGGACGGTACGTGCAACTTCATCCAAACGGGCTTGTATTTCTGCCTGAATAGCAGGTTTATCTTTATCGTCTGCCATCAAATACTTAGCCCGTAAATTTTTAATACCCTCGTCGTATCTTTGCGCTTCGGTAATTTCACTTTGCAGGCGAATATCAACGTTTGAAGCGCCGTATGGGTTATAACGCTTCATCTCCGCTACTTTGGTTGCCGCTTCTGAACGGATGTTTGCCAGTTCCTGCCCAACAGGGTCTTTGCCGTTATTTCTAGCGCGGTAATCTTCGATACCCCTCTGCGTCTCTGCGCTAAGGAACTCACGATCCAGATTAAATTGACCGGCACGAGTAGCAGCAACCCCCGCCATACCCACTCTCTCTGAGGATGCAGTTGCTTCCCGCTTAACCTGAACGTCGGCCAAGGTCTTTTTAATATCAGCATCAAGCGTAAACAGCTTAGTTTTGCGATCTTCAATCCGGTCCGCAATTTTATTAGCCTCACCATACCGCTGCATTTTCTCGGCCCGCTCGTAACGCGCTGTGTCCAGACGTAGCTTGTTGGCTTCCTTCTCAGACTCCCGCTTGAGCTTCTCGAACTCTTTCATGTTGCGTCCAGCCGCAGCACCAGCTTTACCCAGTGCAGTAGCAAACGGTACCGCCTCACCAAACGCCGCCATCATCTCAAATGCCGCAGCAGCCTTAGCATTAGACTCAGCCTGTGGGCCCAGCTCAGACGCTTTAGCAACTTTTTCAGCCAGCTCAACTGACCGGTCAGGACCGAGAAACTTCTCCAACCGAGCCAAACCTTTTTCTTCTGCACCAACGCGCTCTTCATCCGTCATTACAGCTTTAGAAGGGTCTATCGCACGGAATGCAGACACATCGTCTGGTGGAGCTTTAACTTCTCTACCCTTAGCGAATGCAACGATACCGCCGCCACGCATAGCCGGTGCTTCTTCTGGGGCTTCGCCAACTGCCGTATCTGCAAACATAGCCGCAGGCATAGGAGCCGCAGCGATACCCGAGTCAGCGGTGTCATCCGCCGCAATCATCTCTTCTTTAATAGTGGTCTGGGGGGTGGACTCAGCCAAAATACCCGAGTTGCGTATGCGGGCGTTCAGGTTCTTCTGTTCCTGCACGAGTGCCAGTGTTGTAGCGTCACCCGCACCTTGGGCTACCTGATCCAACTGCTCTTCCGACATATCGCCCAACACAGAGCGCAGTTTGTCGATTGGCATAGTGTTAGGCACACTACCTTGCGGTGCAGCACCAGCGATACCACCTTCAGCCATCTTAATGATGCCGCCATCCTTTTTGAACATCTGATACGCACCATAACCACCAAGCCCCAACTGAGCAAGTTGCGATGTCAGCGGAGGCGGTGCCTGATACTGCACTTGTGTTTGCTGGCCGAGCGGAACACCGCGCAAGATGTCCGACATAAACGCCAACTGCTGCTGTGGGTGACCGCGCTGAGACAGGAAGTCTTGGTAGGCTTGGCTCATTCTCTGCTGTTCCAGACCCTGCTGCTGAGCACCTGCCGCTGCCTGCGCTTGCATTGCACCTTGTTGCTGGCCGAACTGAGTCTGACCCAACTGCCCCAAAGTACCTGCCATCTGCCCAGCCATACCGTAGCCGCGAAGCCCTAAGTCAGCACCAAACTGCTGAGCCTGTCTAGCCTGCTCAAACGCCGTCTGCATGCCGCGACCGTAAATATCACCTTGTTGCTGCGCAAGATTGCGCTGGCGCTCTGCTTCAACTATGGCCGAACGGGAACCACCAAAGGCACCTTGCTGGACGGCTTGAGCTTGGTTTTGCTGGCCTTGCATTAATGACGCACGCTGTGCTTCTCTAAGCTGCGGAGCCATAGCGCCTTCAATATACGGCGACATGTATGCTTGCATACTGCCGGGAGATGTAGCTTGTTGTGCGTACTGCTGACCTGCACCAAGACCGCCAAGACCTGCGATGCCCGCCAGTTGCGTGCCTTGCCCTATTTGTTGCGCTGGACCTAAGTTAGCCGCGCCTTGAAATGATTGCTGCTGTAGTGGAGTAAAGCCAGCTACACGCTCCCCCTTATATGCTTGGTATGGAGAATCCGAAAAAGCCTCGGCCTTACCCAGCATGCGTTCTACATAGGGGCGGGCGTACTCAGGAATCGTAGTCGTAGTTTGTGTCGTGTTAGTGGGCTGGCTTCCACCACCACCGCCGGGGTAGAGCCTGTTATTACCGTTGACGTAGCCGTTGAACTTATTGCGGATAATCATAATTTTGCTCCTACGATCCTATACTTTTCTTCGAACCCGTATCGCTTCCACAAGCGGGCTATGGATTCTCTGGCAGCACCTTCAATAGCGGTTGCGCCGAACGCTTTGAGCAAGTCAGAAAACTGTTGATACGTTTCCTTGTTAGTTATTAACTTGCCACCCATAGACACAACAAACGCAACCCGGTCATTCGGGCGGTTAAAGAACTGTATTGCCGACGCGCCTTTGATTTCTCCAGCTTCGTCTACAGCAACTACCAATGTCCAAGCACCAGTAACAATAAACGTCTTTACGTGTTCTATCGTGTAGTCAGTCTGGTAATCCAACGCCCATTTAATGTAGTCCTCGACCTTGGGCCAAACTTGATTTACGTACTCTAGGTTTACGTGCTGTATCTTCATGCGGGCAAGTGCTTAGACGCTTTACTGTCCACTGCCACCTTGCCTTTACCTACGCTTTTCTTGCGGGACTTTTGCACACGATCCATCATCGCGTAAAGCTTTCGCGCACCAGCCTCCGTGCTTCCGTTACCAAGCTCCGAAACAATTCGGGCAGGCACGACAAATTCTCCATCAGCAAGACGGGCAGGCTGGCGATTACCAATAGAAGCAGGAATAGAATCAGAAACACCATCGCCCGGACCTTTCAACAACCGCCCACCATCAGAATAACCACCTAAAGTAGATATACCACCCGCAGCAAACCTTGGCTCTCCGCTAAAAGCACTAACACCGGCATCGGCGCTTGGCGCTATAACATTAGTGGCTTCGGGGCGTTGCATCATTGGATTGGCGTACATCGGCGAGTTTATGTTTGCCATCGGGTAGCCAGTATTGGCCCCCACTGCATTTTGTGCCGCCATCTGCTCAACAGGGCCACCCATTGCATACGCAGAAGCAATACCCCCCTCGGCCTTCTCGTCTGCTTTGTACGGCTCACCAGCAGTATAGGTAGGGTTAAAGTAAAGCTGCTCACTGGTCGATCCGCCCGGCTGATATTCCGCACCTGTTGCGCCATAGTCAAAACCGTACGGGCGAATCATTGCGTTTGACTCAGGCTCTCTTACACCCTTCTGTTTCATAGCATTTGTTAGGCCCATCGTGCCAAGACCAACTGCTGCACTGGTAGCGTAGGGATGCTCCTCAGCGTAATCTTTCGCGCCTTGTACGCTAGGGTTTTGCATCAGGCTACCGAGGTTCTGCATGAAGTTTTGGCCGGGTTGTACAACTGACGGAGTAGCCATCGCATTTGGGGCTATACCTTGCGCGCCTTGAGCGTAAGAAATGGGTGCGTTACCCCGCATTGCCGTGTTGGCATTACGGATAGTCTCCGCCAGATTTGATGTTTGTGGAGTCAGCGAAGACGCAGTTGCGTCACCGGCTAGGTTAGGCCCCAGTTGAGTCAGGTTTTGCCCTAAGTTAGGCTGAGAAAATGCTTGTAGAAGCTGTTCACGCCCCGCCAAATTGGGAGCTACTTGGGCAAACTGCGATCCCGCTGCACCCGGCATTTGTGCGAGACCACCTTGTAGTGCTTGCGACTTAAGAGTATTTAACCCCATAGTTTGTGCGGCAGAGCCAGTTAAACCCGGAGTAACCCCCGGAGCCAGTGCACCCATACCACCTTGTAGACCGGGAAGAACGGTACCCGCAAGTTGAGATGCCGCTGCTGGAGCAATGTTAGCTGCAACCCCCGGAGCAAGGCCCCCTAACCCCGTGCCAATCGGACTAAGGCCCAGACTGCCAAGCAGTCCCCCGCTGCCAGCTAAGGAAGCACCAGCAGCTAACCCAGTTCCTAAAGCACCCAACCCCCCTGCTATAACGGGGGCAGTTAAAGCGGTACTGGCTATCCCAGCGGCAACGGCAGCAGGCATGTTAAATCTCCTTCTTCATCAGTACGAGGCCCATGTTTTGCCCATACTCGTGTAATCCGAACATTGCGATAAGTTTACGCGCTTTTACGTCATTCTCAAAAGGGGTTGCGTATACTTCATTGTATCCTGCCGCTTTTAACCCCGGCGCAACCACGTTAACAAAAATACTACGGTACCTCTTAAACTTTGACGGTGACCACGCCCCCGGCGTTATGTTCAAGTGCAGCGCCACCTTACCAATCTCCCGCAAGTAATCGCAGAGGAAGCACACGTCTTCATCTTGGTACAGGGTTTCGCGCACGTCTTCCATCACACCACACCGCTTACAAACACAATCGACCCAATAGCCGACGGTATGCTGGGCAGGGCAAAGGGGGATGTCTGTGCTGGAGAAGCATGTAAATACACCCCGTTACCGCCGCCTGAAGTCGCAGCTAAGTCTGTTGCCCAATACAAGGCCACCTCATCCCCGCCAGTTACCGTAAAAGTAACACTGGAATAGGCAACAACTGCGCCGTCTACCCCGCCGTGCCTGTTGGGGATAGAAAATACGCTGGCAGAACCAGCCACATTTACGCCATTAATTTGTAGCCAAACGTACGCTTCATGAATCTGCGAAGCTGTGTTAAAAACTTGCAAACTATAGTCGATCTTGTACACCCCGGTATTGTCTGGGGTGGCCGTGCTGTTTGGGTTGAGCGTAAATCCGAGGCCAGAGTCCAGTGTGTTCCATAGCACCTTGGTGGCCGTGTTTGTGCCCGTTGCATACTGGTCAGTGCTGTCCTGCGCGGCAATATGGGGGAAAGACAGGAACCGCCCACCACCGTTGGATAGCAACTGCCCCGTGACGTTATCAAGCGTGTTGAAGTACTGGCGCAGGATGTTGTGTGTCGTATCCGAATACCCCCGGTCGTACTGAACCGGCGCAAAGGGGAGCGCGGGTGCTTTGGTAGAGTCTAATCGGTCTTTGCCAGCCATCAGTTTCTACCGTCAGGACGCACATCAATACGGGGCACACCAAGCTGCCACTGCGTACCCAGAGTATCAGACTCAATTTTGAACGCCATCTGCCGCCCACGAACTCGGCTATAAATAATCTCAGTAAACTCTTGCACGGTGTAAGTGCTTTGCCCAGCGTAATTCTGCGGTGTTGTAACCGTTGGGGATAGCGCAGTACCGTAGCTTGAGCCGGGGTTTTGTCGTGGGCGCATCGTCATACGCACAGAGGGTTTTAATGGGTTCGGCGTTGAAGACCCATCGAACGTAATATCAGGCAGCATACGCCACACGAACCCGTAGTTGTGCCCATCCCCGATGTCAAAGTCAGAAGATTGGATGTAGGCGCTAATCGGGCTAGGGGGGTTAGTAGTCCCATCGTTTACGCCAAGCTCATGGAACACAAGCTGGTCATCAAATGTTGCCGCCATAGGATATTCCCGCAGGGGGGAGTCTATCCAAGCAGAGCGCTCTAGTGAGCCGTAATACCAGACCCGGTCAAGGTAATTAAAGATGACGTAGCGGTCGATAATGTCAGAATTGGCAGAGCAATAGAACCACCATATCTCACTGTATCCCTCGTTGGTGCCTGCAAAACATTGTGCAAACTGATCGCGGTTAATATCTTGGTACACGTACGTCCGCACGGCGCAAGGCAAAGTCTCAACCCGGCCTGAGTAAATATAGAATTTATCTACGCCCATCCAGTAAACCACACCAGCCGCCGTAGCCATGGCGTTTTGTGAGACGATAGAAATATTATCCGCAAGTAACGTAAAGCCCCATACAAGCGGTGGGCCGATGTACTGCATCGAGTAAATAGCCGCATCCGTCCAGACAAGAATTTCTTGGCGAGTTTGTAGCGCACCTACAATAGACGACCCGTGGGATAACCTGAAACTGCCCGCCTGATTAGTGATTGACGGCGTCCAGTCGGTGTAGCTTTCCTGCGCAGACCAGCGAATAAGTAGCGGGTCTTGAGTAAACGGGTCTGGCGAAACTAGCAAATCGTTACAGCCAAACGCAATCACAATACGTGACGCATCAGCCACCAGCACTTCGTTTATAGCAAACGGGCAGTCAGACGTACCGATAACCGTAATGCCAGCGGTCGTAGCCGTAGCCGACTGATCCATGATGTAAGTACCCGCACCGCCAGTACCTGTACCGAACCCCGAAATTGTAGTCCCCGAAGGGATTCCAGCACCCGCAACGGTCATGCCAATAATAATGGTTCCAGACGTTACAAAATTTACAGTAAGCGTGGCGGTGGAATTAATATCTGCAATGCCGTTAAACGCACCTACAAGCACTCCGCGTGTAGCTATGTCGGGTGCGGTGCTCGTGCCGGGGGACCAGTAATACAAACCACCACCACGGGGGTTGAACAGCAAGTCCTGCCCAAAATTGCTTTGGCTCCACAAACGTAACTGTGTGTTTGACGTAACTGATGCAGACTGACCCCAACCGTAATAGTTAGTAGCGTTTTGCACAATCGTATTATCTGCATGGGGAGCTACAGTCGTACCCGACGCACCACGAGAACATCCAGTAAACGTAGTGCCTGTAAGGCCGGTGTAAGAAATAAGCTCTGCGCCGATAATTAGCGTACCCGCTGGCGGGAAGTTGGTTGTGGAGTCAACGGTAATGGTGACGTTGTTCGCTGCTACAGGCTTACCTATTGGGTAATAAATCTGAGCGTTGGCTCCGCGAGTGATGCCGGTAAACGACGTAGCGGTAGTGCCGGTGTACGCAATTACTTCTGACCCAATTACAATATTGCCCGTCGCAGAAAAACCCGCCGTAGTTATAACGTCAATATCAGCAGTTGACGAAGGCGAAGTAATAGCCGTAGTAAGCGTGGTATCAAGGGTACCTGTTGCCATATTAAGTTGCGTCAACGCAGGGCCAGTAATAACGCCACCCCACAGACCTGCACCCCAGCCTACCTGCGCGGTTCCTACGTTAGTACCATTATTAAGCTGGTACCTTGCCGTTACTGTGCCGCCGCCAGTTGCCGCAGAGGTTGCGTCAATAAGAGAAGTAATCGTGTAGGTGTTGGTGTCAACGTACGTGACTACAAATTCCCCGTTGAGATTCAACCCGCCGACGACTGTAGCCCCAGAAAAAGTAACAAAGTCGCCAGTGATCGCACCATGATCGGGGTCGTTAACAACCACAATCTTCTCGGTGCCCGGAGTTACGTTAGTCGTGAAGGGGTTACTTACAACTACGCTGTAGCGAATAGGGGTGATGTCATAGTAGACACCGCCGTACTCAATGTAAAACTTGCGCTCAGTGCCCACGCCCATCAAGTTAAAAAACTTCAGCGTGACCCAATTCCATAACGAACGGCATGTACCGATAAACGTTGACGCAGAAAGTAGTGTCCACCCGCCAATCTTCTCTGGGTAGCCTGAACGAAACCGCACCTTGTCGCAGTCATACCAGCCACCTTCATTGGCGAGTGTTGTGCCTTCGCGGTTTACACCCGGACGGAACTGAAGTTTTTGTAACGGCATTGCTATTCCTTACTTTTGCCTTACGGCGTTGTATTGGTCGTAGCACTGCTTGAGGAGGGTGCGGGCTTCGTCGGCTCTGGCAGCTTCCCCCGCAAGAAATTCTCCATCCTCTCTAGAAAGCTCTGCTCCAGTACAGGTGAGGGTGGGGCAGCTAAGGCCGGTGGAACTGGACACGGTACTGGCAACGGTGGTGGTGCGACTCGGACGGTCCCGCAAGCTGTTAGAAAGAGCAGTGGCACGAGCGTTAAGATTCCTGATCTCATTGTCTTTTTCCTCACGTAGCCGGTCAGCCTGCGTCTGAAGGCTTTGTTCTTTTGCACGGGCATCACTCAGTGCTTGAATGTGCTCACCCTGCTGCTGCAACCGTTCCTGATCCCACTGCTGCTGCACTTTTGCCATGCCCGCAGAATTACCTTTATAATACCCGCCCACGAACGACCCGGCAATCGCCAAAACGAAGGACAAGATCACCCACGGGTTCATGAAGGCCGTCATTTTTGCCCCGGCACTTTTTTACCTTCGAGCTTTTTGTGGACCTTAATGGTCTTGCAGACTTCTTTCTTGGTCTTGGGGTCTTCCCGGCAGACCTTCTTCATCTCACCACCAGCAAACGCAATAAGTGGAACAAACGCAATAAGTGCAATTAGCTTTTTCATAATTAAATCTCCGGTTCATGAGCAGGTGGAGGTGCTTTCTTACCATTAACGGATACCACGGGTTCGGCTACAACTTGTACCTGACGGGGGGTTACCGATGCTGTGGGGGCCACAGGGATTTCCGGGACGTTGTTGCTGGCCGTGCCGTTAAGTTTCTCCTGAGTCCTGCCCCAAGCAGCCAGACCAAGCACCGCGCCCATAGCCATATGGAACAAGCCAGCACCTTGCAGCGTCATGGGTTGCCACTGACGAAAAGCGTCGTTAGCCGCCTGAGTTTCCCAAAACTGGATTACCGCCCAGAGGATCGGAGCCAGCACGAAATCAAACACACATACACCCATGTACATCCAGCCCATAGCGGGACGCCACTTCGTGTTCATCCAGTCGTCTTTAGCCTGTTCGCTCTTTGATTTCTTTTCCATATCAGCCTCCCATTACGTGCAGCGCGTGGTTGTAGTGCTTGATCCGATCCTCCAGACCAATGTAACCACCGTTAATTCTGCGAGTCAGTTCTTTGATGTCCCCAGCGTCTGCCCACTTGTTTAGATTGTTCGTCTCCCAGAACCAGCAAGCAGACTGAGCGGCCCCCTCGAATGTACCCAGATACTCAGGCACATCGTTAATGTCCATCTCCAGACTGTCAGCAAAGGCTTGATAATTATTTTTGCCCGTCAACTGAATCAACCCGCGCCCGCAAAATTTCCAGCCCTCACCACTAGACTCATCACCATTACCCATACGATTGGCATAGGCTCGGTTTGCAATGGCTGCTTGTTTGTTGAGCCTTGTTGCGTAGTCATTAGCGATTGCGTCGGTGGGGAAATACTTAGGGAATATCTTGCGCAGTGTGGCGGCTCTGTAGTTCAGGTTCTCTTTAAGCACCATGAAGTTACCGGACTCGTGGGCACATTGAGCGACGAACGCTGCGATGCGTTGTGGGGTGTTAATGTCGTAGTCGGGGAGCAGTTGCGACAAGGCTTCGTGCCAGTCAGCCACGTACGGATTCTTTGGAAGCATTTGCTTTAGTTGCCCAAGTGTCAGCACACTCATTCGTTACCCCTTAGTTCCAGTAATATTTTTACCCGTAGCTCTTTCATCTTGCGGGTCTCTTCCGCCGCACGGTACATCGCGTTGTTCATGTCCATGTACATCACACCCATAACAGGCAGAGCAATGACTAACACAAAACACAAGACCACCACGGCGACGAGTAAAGCCCACGGTACGTCTGGCTCATTCGAAGCATTACTAGAAGCCCTGCGTACCACGCCACGACGAAAAGGATTGCTCCAACCCATACCGCTTCTTCTTTCCTCTTTCTAGCCAGTCTGCGCTGCCTTGCCGCTTCGATCTGTATCTTAGCTGTCTCACGCTTATGCGCCTCGTCCTGCTCAATGATGATCTGCTTCCACATCTTTTCGTACTTTGTCCACAGGTCGCCCAACTCGGGCGGTGCCTTGTAGACCATCATCTCGCGCAATTCTGCAACCATCGCATCCAGCCTTGACCGGATAATGACGCGCATCAATGCACGTTTGCCTATGCTTTCTGTGCCCGTGTAGACCTGCTGCGCTTCTGCTTCCTGCTGGATAAAGACCTTACCGATCTTGTCGTACTCATCCATTAACGCACCCAGATCATTACCAATCTGGACAAACACGTTGTTCGGGTCAGCCTTGCCAATCTCTTGGACCCGCTGCACTTCTTCGTTGTACTGAACCTTCTGCGCGTTCGTTGGGTTCTTAATCTTGCCGAACTGCGACTTCAGATCATCCAGTACTTCTTTGACTTCACCCGCTGCACCCTTGATGTCCTTGTATAGCTGGCATCCTTTTTTTACTGCCGCAACGGCAGCGTTAGCCGCAGCTAGTAGGGTGAGCGGGTCCACATTGGATTATTCGTAAATGATATTAATTGTGCCAGAGTCGAAGGTGTCTGTACCTGTGCGCGTGACGCTGACTTGAGTTAATACGTCGCCTAATATAATAGCTCCAGCAGCATTGCCAACGCGGTCAACATTTCGAGCGTGATACACCCCAGAACAAACCCAAGTGTTACCGGTCATGTTTGTAATGACTACGTGTCCGTATAGAAGTGCCGATGCGGTGCTGGTGTACCCGCCAAGCACAAACCCCGATGTAACTTCAGTGCCGTTTGTGGTGTTAGTGGTTGTGGTAGATACTGTTGTTGCTGCGGCTACATAGCCGCTAGAAACTACGCCAGAAGACGGGCCTATTCTTACGATAACGTTATTGGTTCCAGACAACGAAAGGGCGGAAAATATTACTGTAATCCGTTTAACCCACGGCGGTATGCCCGTAAAATCAGCAGATGTTGTAAAGTCGGTAACCGCTACTTTAGCCGTATCTCGCACAATAGCGCCAGAGTTATCTTGAACTCCATCTGTACCACTAAGAATTAACGACATCATTCACCTCATTTAAAGAACGGGCCTACTAGCCAACACACGGCGGAGTAGCGTGTACCCTTGGTTATATCTTCAACCCCATGCAGCAAGAACGATGGGAACACTATTACCGTGCCCTTAGCTTGCGGTGGGTAATACTTCTCGTGACCGTCCTGAATAAAGAACTTACCGCCTTCGAAGTCGTCGTTCAAAAAGGTCAGCACGGTAAGTTTTCTGCACTCTTCGTTAGGATTCAAGAACGTATCCACATGCGCCGTATAGCGCCCACCCGCCGGGTACTTCAAGAACTCGCCTTGGTTGGCATGAGTGACGTTGAACTTCCACGCACGGTTATTTGCAGCAAAGCCAGCAGCAGCCAAGCGACCACCAATGTCTTTATAGACCGGCAGCATCACGCGCTCGACATTGCGTATAGCAAGGTTTATATTTTCTGTAGCGCCCCCACCAATGAATGGCGGCAGCGTCTCGATCATTTCCTGCGTGTAGGTCTTAACGATAATGTCGCAAGCTTCGGGCGTGAAGATGTCGGTGTAAATCCAGTGACGGAAGTTCTCAGGCTCAGGCTTAGGCAGGTTCAACTTACCGCGCTTGTCGTAGATGTGGTCTTTGTGCGGGCCGTCAGCATCGACATAGTGCAGAAACACCTGTGCTTGCCACTTCCCTTCGGTATAGACCTCGCGCCAATGATGCTTATCCATACCCCGGTAGAGAACCGCATCGCCCACACCCATCTTGATCTCAGAGGCGTTATCCTTCTCAATGCTGTCGCCCATGTAAATAGGCCAGACATCGCCTTCAAAACCAAGTGTGACTGTTGCACTGATCTCGCAAGACTCGCGGTCAGTGTGGTTCTTCAGTTCATCGCCCGGTGCATATAGCCGAGCATAGGAATAAGTTGGGAGAAGCCGCTTGCCTGATGCTAATTCAAAGTTTGGCAGTAACTGCACCAGTAGAGAATCAAACACCTGAGCGCCATGGATGGCTTCGGACTTCGGGCACTGTACGTCTTGTGTCGTTTGCTTGGCTGCTACGAGCTTCTTCAACTCCGCCGTTAATTGGGCGCAGTTTTCCTTGTCCAGAAAGTCTGGCAAGTGGACGTACTTTTGTACCGCGAATTGCGATAGCACATCACACATAGGGCTTCTCCTAGTTATTATTCAGCTTCGGGTTCTGGCTCAGGTGGTGTTGGCATAACTTCGCAAGTGCCATTGTAGTACCACCAGACATCAGCAACGCAGTCATCCGGGCAATCAACCCAGAACAGCGGAGCCGCTACTTCAAATGCAGTTTGCTCGACCTGAGCGATACGCTCACCAACATTGCCCTGATAATCAGTGCGCTTTTCGTTGGGAGAAATAAGTGCTTTTTTCATTTACGCCTCCTGATTAATAAAATTCTTCAACTATGACGATGCCGGGTGTGCCATTACCCCCCGTAGCCACTGGGGCTGGCGCAGGAGGGGTCCCTGCTGTAGAAGGGGCGCCTGCCCCCGCTGCCCCTAACCCTGCGCCGGGACTAGAAGTATAAGGAACTCCTGCAACTGCGTTGGTCGCATCAAACCCATACCCTTGAGCAAAGGCTACATTTAACGCATTGATAATCGGTCCGTTACCGGGCGTTACAGGTGTAGGAGGGTTAACATAGACTAGCTGCTGACTTGCAGGTACTGGGGATGTAAAAGCGCCTCTTGCGCCCCTTGCAGAAGTGCCCCCCTGCCCTCCAGTTACTGATACAAAAGAACTGAATGAACTTGTTCCACCCGAAGCGCCGTTAGTTCTTGTACCGAATGATGCAGGTCCTACCCCTCCTGCCCCTCCTGCTCCGGCTTCAATGGTAAATGGTGAGGTAGGTATAGACGCTGCGGGGATGTACGCAAATCCCACCTCACTGGGGCCCCCAGCACCGTTTATTGTGGCCGTACCGGGCCCACCCGGCGTTGATTGAGTCCCTCTACCGCCCGCTCCGCCGCCACCGCCGCCAATAATTGTAACTTTTACGGCTTTTAAACCCGCAGTTTTTTTAGCCGCCGCGTCCCAAGGTGCGGGGGATGTGTACTCGTTAAGGATATAGTTACCCCCAACAGGAACCCCATTAACCGTAGCCGTACCAGTAACCGTCAAATTCCCCGGTATCGTAACCGGCCCAGTGGATGCGATCTCAATATAGTCAGACCCGCCAACTTGTATCGCTGCGGAGCCGTCATTGTTTGCTTTGATTCCTGCGCTCATTAGTAGAACTCCTCAACGATAACAATACCGGGCGCTCCTGTGCCGCCTGCGCGAGTACCGGGTGATGCTGTGCTACGACCTGCTCCTGATCCACCCCCTCCAATGATTGTTGCGGGGTTTCCAGCAGCGTCTGTTGCACCACTACTAGGAATCGATGTAAACACCGCCGAAGAACCGCCAGCTCCACCAGCAACAGTGAAACCGGTGGGGCTGGGACTTGTGCCACTATTCCCAACAAAATTAATCTGTCCACCGCTACCTGTACCACCTGCACCGCCTGCGGCACCACCGGGAGCAGCGTTTGAACCATTGCTACCTCCAGTAGCGGAACAAAACGGGCCAAACGAGTTAGTACCGGCACCCGCCGTAATAGCTACCGTAACAGGTCCGGGAGTAGGTGAAGTAATAGAAGGCGCTGGTATGTAATCTATAGTCGCACCGCCGCCACCTCCACCACCGGCCCCTCCGGTAACTGGTGTCGTGGCCGAACCACCATTCCCACCGCCACCCACTACGGTGACCTTAATAGCTTTTAGGTTAGCGGGTTTAGTCCATGTTGCGGGAGCTACGTATTGCTCAAGGTTATAAACGACGCCGCCACCGGCAGTTAGATTACCCGTAACTGTAAGGTTTCCGGCCAGTGTCGCATTCTGCGAAGCATCAATACTGATCGCCGTTGTGCCTGCGCCTGTGCCGGTTTTTATATCAAGTGCGCCGGTTGCGTCTGACGAGACTTGTACCCCGTCTGTGGCGTTACCTGCTTTAATAATAGAAGCCATGTGTACCTCTTAGAGAACAACCAGCCTTGAGCCGGAGGAAACTGTTACCGCAACTGCGGAGCTAATTATTGCAGACGGCGTTAACTGTGATGCACTTACCGTATAAGTCCCCGCGCCACCATTGCCTGTGCCAAACGCCGTAACCGTAGTACCCACAGTTACACCCACACCGGACAGAACTGTACCTATATAGATAATGCCAGAAGTTATGGTGGTGATTGTTGTCGAAGTCACCGTTTGCGCAATATTGACCTCGTACGTACCTGTGTCACCGGGGGTTCCCGTTAACTGTGAAATTATCTTCGTGCTTGGCTGCACGTTAGCGCCGTTAATATACTGCCCAATCCCGATGGTGCCTGACCCTAGTACGGTGACCGTCATAACATTGCCGGAGATAGAAGCCGTAAACGAAGACTCCGGGTCTACCGTTAAAACAGTACCCGCTAAGATACCGCCATTGTTAATAGCACCAACAAAGCTAACCGAGTCAATCGTCATCGGCCCTGTCGTGCTCGCATACTTATTTGTGGGGATGGTGTAGCTGGCGGTTACCGATTGGTCGTTCTCGTAAAAAACCTGATTGCCCGAGCTACCTGTTGCACCGCCACCAATCGAACTCCACGAAGACGTATTAGTGTCGAAGCCTTCGTATTGACCAAAAGTCGTGTTGTAGCGAATACCTACACCCGCACGTTGACCGGTATTTCCAGAAGGTACCTTCAGACTGCCAGTGCCGTTAAACTCACCATTACCGCCAAACGCTGCATTGCCAGTTACAGACAAACTGTTGTTAATTCGATTAACGCCGTCCGCGATGTTGTTGCCGTCGCTGTAGAGGAACGCCGTAAAACCTGTCGGGATTGTGACTGTCGTGCCGCCGGTTGGTGTTGTGCCATTAGCCAGCGTAGATACAGAAATTGTCGCTGTCTGGCCCGTATTATTCCTGATGATGTAAAGCTTGTCCGTTGGCGGTACAAACAGGGTAAACGCACCTACCGGGGTACCACCCAAAATTAATGCCGCCTGCCTAGCCTGATCGGTTACGCCATCTAATGCAAGAAGGGCTTGATTACCAGCAACCGTTACCGACGTGACGCCCGTAATTGCTTCAGTAAGCAACGTCGCCAAGTTGTAGTTAGTGGTGTTACCCCACACGCCCGCCTGATCGCCTGTGCCGATCTCTGCAATTCGCAGGTTATTGTTGTACGTGGTTGCCATGTTTTTTCCTTAAACAACTACCCAGCGAGAGCCATCCGCCACTGTTACCGTTATACCATCGGCTACAGTTATTATCCCAGCACTCATACCGTTGTACCCAGAAGCTACTGTTGTATTAACCGTAATATTCTTTGAGTTCAAATAAATACCCGCCGTACCAGCACCCGCATAAACTGCCTGCCCCTCATCCTCATACACGGACTTACTGGCTGGGTAGGTGACAAATACGTCTTTCGTACCGGCAGAAAAGGTAGTCTTGGTTGGGGCGCCTGCACTTGACGCCAGCACTATGTCTCTAGATAAGAGCGTACCTGATGCTGTGTACGTCCCAATCCCAACTTCCCACTGGCTAGTTCCTTGCCCAGCAATAGTGTAGTAGGTAGTATTGCCATTGCCAATAGCAGCAAAAGTCTGAAACCCCGTTACTGCCCCGGCGAGCGTAATCGTCCCTGTGCCAACGGTTGTGGTGGTTTCTCTTACCCTGTCTGCGACTACAAGTGGCATCGTTTACACCGTATTAATTTTGTTCCAATTGGTTCCGGGGTCGGTATCAATGTCATCCCACCCAGTACTACCTGAAGTACTCATATTTTGCCAAGTACCGGTAGCGTTGCCACTAATAGCGGTCCAACTAACCGGAGTGTTACTGTTAATATTTTGCCAATTAGCATCTTCGTCATTATAGATAGTGAACCAACCTCGAACGACGTTGCTATCCAACACTACAAAATTCTCACTTAACCGCACAGCAAACTGTGCCGCTACCGCTCGTACATCATTTACCGTTACATTCTCTGACATATCAAAGAACAAATTTAGCACCGCAGTTCGAGTGTCGTCTACTGTTACCGCTTCTGTGACGTTGTCAAAAAACGCCAGCCCGATAATATCTTCATCATCAATTATTGAGTCTTCTATAATCGATACCGCAAACTGCGCTGCTATGCTTCTCGCATCATCAGCAGTCAAACTCTCCGCAATACTTACCAAAAACTGAGCGGTTACGACCCTAACGTCGTCTAAATTGCTGTTCTCTACAATTGACTGCAAAAACGTAGACGCCTGAGTACTTGTATCTGCCAGCGTTGAGTTTTCTGTCTGGCTTGCGGCAAAGTCCGCCACTACCGCTCTTACGTCATTTAACGTACTGCTTTCCGTACGGCTTACTGTAAACCCTGCGCTTCCTACCAACACATCATTCAACGTAGAATTTTCTGCGAGGCTCTGTAAAAACGCTGAAGTCTGCGTACTGCTATCGCCTAACGTACTATTCTCAGACAATGACTGCAAAAACGCCGATGTCTGAGTACTTGCATCTGCTAACGTCAGAGGCTCTGCCCTACTAACTGCAAACTGTGCTGCTATTACCTGCGTATCTGCGACGCCTACATTTTCAGTAACCGAGTCTGCAAAAAACGCCCCCGCTGTAGAAGAGAAGGGCGCTCCTGAGAACGTCGTTAAACCAAACATTACGAAGTTGCTGTTGTGCTGTAAGTCACGCTAACGGTATCTCCTGATGTTGTTGTCTTGGCCGTAGCGAAGTTGCCCGCAGAGTACAAAGTACCCGCTGTGCTCAATTGTGTACTTACTGCGCCTGTACCGGTCGCTATGAAACAACCTGCAACCACGCCACCTGCACCGGTAATGGTGTAGATAATCGACGAAGCAGCCGCTGTGGTAACGTTAGACGGGGTAGAACCAGTAGATGACGCAGCAGAAAACACGGCTGTACCCCGCACCGCTAAACCACCTACTGTATAGTTAGTGAACTCGTTTGCGGTCGTGAACGACATCGTATCTGTAGCCGCAGCGGTATAGCCCGACTTTATCAACCCAAGAAACGGCCCCACGGTTGTGTAAGTGCCAGATGTGCGTAGTAGCGTATCAAACATCAACTGCTTACCCACCGCCATGACCAGATTGGGGAACTCATCTTCCCACTTAATATTGCCATCTTTATCGCGGCAGACTACGTGATACCAACCCTCAACGCCTACGCCTTCAGGGATAACATGGCCTTTTGCTTGCATCGTGACTACGGCGCTATCCCCGCAGCTTCCAAGTTCTTTGTGCATATTAACCTCTTAAGGAAAACGAATTAGTGCCGTCGTAGCGGAATTAACCGGCATAACAACGGTGTTACTTACTGATGAAAATGTTTTGTCTGAACCAAAGTCCAGCACGGCTACCGACTTGTTACTACGAGTGACGTTGTAGATCAATGCGCCACGCGCCGTAAAGTTAGCACCGGGCCATGACACGTCGTTAAAGTCCACATACACCGTTCCGGCGTTTGGCCCCGTGGTTTCTGTGCTGATAGTCGCGCCGGTTACTGCCACTCCACCCGCTACATAGCCTGTACCCACCACTTCGTTCGCCGTTGTGTACACCGTGGTAAGTGAACCAATATCAGAGAGAGCCGTGTACAACGCCATCCGCAACGTGTCGGTTGCCAAGTTTTGCCCCGCTTGGAGCATCTCTTGTTTGAAGCTGTTTGTGAGTCCTTGTTGGATTGGCATTACGGATTCACCTTAATCTTAGCCTGCCCATCGCGGTAAGCATCGCCACGCTCAAGACCTGTACCCAGACGATTCAGTTGACCCAGTGCTTCCTGATACTTCTTATCGTACTGTGCGATCAAATCAACTTCACCCTTTAAGAAGGTGTAAGCCTCAACCAAAGCACCGTACAGCAAGACAGGTGAGTAGTTATCGCTAAGCCATGTACGCCCATCTGCCGCCACCGTGATTGACTCTGGGTAATAAAAATAATGTAACTCTACGTCGTAGTCATCATCCGGCGTTGGGCCAAGAATAAAACTCAGTTCATCAGAAACAACACCAGATGCGACTGTCGGGCCAAACAAGGCGTAGTACTGTGGCAGTCCAGTGCTCGATGGGTTGGGGTATGCCGCCCGGATGAAGTTCACATCTTTGTTCAATAGATACTCAAAATTGCCATTGCCATCAATAACTGCAATTGAAAAAACCGACAAGAAGTCAGCCGGGCAAGACAGATACTTGTTTCCTGATGTGGTCAAACCTGTAACGTTTTTGCGAAGTGCAGGAATCTGCACCGTGTTGTATATGCGCTCTTCAGCTTGCGCAATAAAAAAGTTGATCTGTTCGGTGCCGCCAGACGTAGTTACGCCTGTACCTGCTACGTCCGTCCACGTGTTTGCGGGGAAGTCGTTTTGCAGGTAGTTCTTAACAGCAATGAACAGTTCGTTGTACGTCATGCCATCGGACCCCTAGCCATCAAGCCTTTAGTTGCAGCGCCGGTACCACGAATCTTAATGCCGGTAGTCTTGGTTTCTTTGTAGTTACCCTTGGACAAGCCCGCAACTGACGGGTTCATCTCGTTTATTACTTTAGCGCCTGCTGTGTAAGGCAGCTCGCCTTTAACTTTTTTACCGTCCATGGTGTGTGGCTCCGCGTAAACAGCAGCTTGGCCTACTTCTTTGCCACCCTGCTTTTGTGAAAATTTAGCCATGATTAGCCCGATTTTTGATTGGCGACCCGAGCCAGATTGCGACCCATGGACTTCATCTGTTCTGAAGTCACGCCGCCCTTAGCCATTTTCTTGGCACCGTGCATACGCTGCTCATGGCCCTTGACTGCTTTCTTAGCAATCTTCTCCATGACCGGCTTATCTTTTTTAATGTCGCTGTGTTTCATGTTAACTCCTATGCAATGGTTACACTACCTATTACGCCTCTAGAGGTCAAAGCATTTGGCGTTAACGCCGCATCATTCGCACTTGACCCACCTACCGGTGCCCAACCCCACTGGAACACTCGGCTACCACCTGACGGGTCACCAAAGTCTGTGTTCAACGTCAACTGTAATCCCGTATAACCCGCCTGTCTGTAACTCACATCTGGGCGTGGTTCCCGTACGGCTTGGGGGTCTTGCACTGGGTACATACCTAACTGCAACTGCGGCTGATCGGGTTCCCAGCACGACGGGCATACTTTAATACTGACCTGCTTTGTCTTGATGATAAGCTTCTTCAGGACCTTCAGCTTGAACCGAAATCCACACCGATCACATTCCGAGATCGAATTCTTACCTGAACTGAACCTGTTGCCCATCGTTACGAGATGAAATACTCACGTGGTACAAACCGATCCGCAGCTTTCTCACGGTCCTCAGACGACGCCAAGTCCCAAGCCTCGTCATACATCATCTTTAAACCCGCCAAGCGATCTGGTGCCACCTCGGGCTTCTTCACCGCAATCATATACGCCAGACCTGCCACTAAGCAATTCTGAAAACGGAACGGGATGTCTGGCACATTTACGCCATCACCCGCGTCAAAAATACGCTTCAAGCGCCAGTAGTAAAACACGTAGTAAGGGTTAAGCTGCGTGCCCTGATCCGGCGCGGGCCACACATTAATCTGTGGGTTAGCCGAAGTTGCACCAATTAAGTCGGTCGTCTGTCCACTCTGGCGGTTAATCCACACCTGAATCGGACGGCCTTGCGCCAGCTTGTTAGGGATAGTCGAGTAGGTCGAGACGGAAATCCGGGTGATGTTCAGGTCAGTCTGGTTAGGGCCTTGGTTGGAATCCGTACGAATAACGTGCTCAATCAAGTCCACGGTGTCGTTAGGCAAGTTGTAGGTCGTCTGGCCCTGCACCAAGTTGATCGAGCCTTCCTCGATGGTCCAGAGGTTTATACCCCGGTTGGCCCACTCACCCAACAGGAAGTTAAGGCTACGCCGCGCTGTGCGGAAGTCGTAGCCCGTGCGCAACTCCAAGCCGCAACGCTCAAACGCCTCTTCGAATATCTCGTTGAGGGTCGGGTTAAACGTCGATACTGAGGTTGTGACGGCCATTTACTTCTTTCCCATTTTCTTCAAGGTTTGGGCAAGTCGCGCTCGTTGGCCCAATTTTCCGGGTTTCTGAGCAGCGGCAGCGAGCTTCTTTGCCGGGATAGGCTTTCCCTCTTTTGCGCCAAGCTGAGCACGCAGGGCACCGGGCTTTTTGATTGCCTTTTGTATCCATTTCTCAGCCATTACCTAAACCCCGCTGTTTTCTTCGCAACGTCCTTGGGCTGTGCAACGAACTGCTTACCCTTTGCTTTCCCTGCCCGCTTTGCCTTCGTCGTGGCGGCATACTCGGCTGGGCTTAGTGCCTTGATTGCCTTTTCCGGGAGGTAACGCTCCCCGGTCTTTGACGACGGCTTTCCGCTTTTGGTTCGCCATTTCTGGTCTCCCCAGTCTTTCAGCGACTTTTGCGGGGCTTTCAATCTCTGTACCCACCGCCAGCGGCTTTGTACTTCTTAGCCACCAGCTGCGCTTTGCGGGCTGACCACTGACCTGCACCCGTGCCATGAGTTGCTGCGGACTTCACTTGGCTTACGATCTTCTTGCGAAGCTCCGGCTTGGTGTAGTTACCAGCAGCGTTAACCTTCCCACCTTCTTTGTACTGAGTAAAGTCGGTGTCATCCCGCCGCGCTTTCTTCTTCGCTTTGGGCATCTTGGAAGGGTTAATGTCACCCATACCACGCGAGGCCATCATCTCAGCACTTACCGCCGGACTTCATGCCCTTGTTACCAGCCATGACAACCATCTTGCCCTTAGTCTTGCCTTTGACAGCCAGACCATCACGGCTAGGAGCAGCAGTCTTAACTTTGCCCATCGCTGTTGCGCCACCACCGGCCATTTTCTTAGCTGGGGCTTTTTTCTTCATCATTGCCATAAAACCTGCGTTCATCTTCGATGCCATGTGAATCTCCTTGAATGGGTTAGTACATCTTGCCTCTGGTTTTACCACGCATAGCGATACCGTCAGCACGCTTGGATGGAGTCATGCCGCCGCTTTTAAACATACTACCTTGCTCTTTCAAGCGGGTTTTCTCGCCCTTCTGATACGTGTCCTGCTCTTTCTTGACCTTCTGGTCGCGTTCACGATTTTCCTTCGCTTCACGGGCAAAGGCTGGCATCGGGGCTTTCTTAGGCTCAGGCTTGCTCGAAGTCATACCGCCGTCAGCGTACTTTTTGACCACGCCGCCATTTTTGTAACGTGACTTCATTTCCTCTTCGCGTCGTCTTTGCACTTCGCGTGCGCGTTCTGACATCGTCTGCGCTGGTGTACGCGCCATACTCTTACCCGAGCTTTCGAAAGTACCCGCGATAGGATTTGCCGAACGACCCTTGGCTGTCGTTGCTTTTTTAATTGCGGCTGCTTTATCCGCAGCTTTCTTAGCCGCCGCTTCTTTCTCAGGGTAAGGCTTCGACGGACGCTCTTCGTTAGGTTTTGCTTTATTTCCCGCCGCAATACCAGCATCAAGACCAGTAGTCGAAACCGAGCCTTGCTTACTTGTTGACGTAGTCTTAGCAGAAGGCGCAGTTTTCTTAACCGCAGGCGTCGTAGTTTTCTTAGTTGTGATGTCGTCGTTCGTAGCATCGCCCATCTCAGGACGCCCCTTCGACGCAGCCATCGCACGTTGCTTAGCAGCATCGTCTTCCGTGTCCATCATCGACTTAATAACGGGTTTTGCCGTGGACTCGCCACTACCCTCGTTACCAGTAGCAGCGTCTTTTTTCTTACGCGATAGCAGATAGGCCAATGTGCCCAAGCCAGCCAGAGCACCGACAGTGCCGCCAACATCGAAGCGTTTAGTGCGGGCCGAGCCCTTAACAGGCTTAGTCTTCATCTTTTTTCCCCTTGCGCAGGAGGCCCTGCACGGTTTTGGTTTCGTAAATACGTAGCGCCGTCCAGACTATCGTGAACAACGCGGCTACCGCAGGTAACACTTCCATGAGCGTACCGACCACAGTCACAATCGAAAGCGCATCTGCGGCAGTCTTCGCCGTTTCGTGATGTTCCATTTAGCACTTCCATCTTTTTAGTGACGCTGCTTTGCGTGTAGGCTTGCCGTTCTCGTCCTTCATAGGGCCGGGCATACCTGACATACGCGCACAGAACGACTTCTTACGTGGGCCACCCTCTGGCTGTGGAGCCTTCAGGTTTGACCCGGTTGCCTTGTTGTACTTAGCACGGCCTTTAGCAGTCAAACCCGCCCCCTGCTTGACCGGAAGCTTTTCGCCACGACCGACTGCAAGGGATGGAGTTTTCTTAGCCATAGAACACCACAATAGTTGCGTTTGCCAGCGTAGCGTGTACATCAGTGTTGAACTTGATGCCTTCGCCGGGGAACAGAATATGCTCTGACCCTGCTGCTGCCGGAGCAGTAAACGAGAACCGTGTGGTGCCGCCTGAACCGCCATCTTTAAGCACAACCGTACCACCCGTGGCGTAGCTGACTGTCACCGCTTTTACACGGGTCGGGCCACCATAGGCGGAGTTGGTCGATGTTACCTGTGCGGCCTTAACGTCTGTTTGCATCATGGTGATGCCTCCTTAATTAGACGTTTTGCTGACCAGCCAGCGGATCGACAACGAAGTAAGTGATGAAGCCACCAACAGTACCGCTGCCCGAAGTGTCGTCACGCGAAGTAACGAAAGCCGTTTCAGTCGATGCAGTCAGGGTCAGGCCAGATGTAATCACACCAGCAGCCGCAACAGACAGGTTATTAGCGATTGCCGCAGGAGCAGCAGTGCCGGAAGTCACGCCCGTTGTACCGATGTCGATAGAACCTGCACCTGCGTCGTTAATAACAACAGACAGGACAACTGCACCAGCGGGCAGAATCAGGTTAGGAGCGCCAGAAACGGAAGAGACTTTAACGTTGCCAGCAGCAGATGCGTCAGCAATGTAGAACTGAGCAGCCATGACGCCGGAGCCACAATAAGCGGTACGAGTTTGATCGCCGCCGCCCGAACGCCAGATGCTTTGGGTAGTAGAAAGTGCCATTTGAGTTTTCCCTCATGCGGTTAAGCGCGACGATCTGCATGAAGTCAGCCGGGACTGTTCGTTCGCGCCGGGTACACCCGGTTTGCTCTCTTTATACTAGGTGGAATGGGGGGTGTCAAGGTGTTTTTCGATATACTCCGCAGCCTTCCGAAGCAAGTCTGGACGGTCACGAAATCCGCCTAAAGCCTTGTTGCAAGCCGAGCAAAGTAACGCACGAATTTTACCTGTCGCATGGCAATGGTCCACCGGCATTCGGCGTGGAATACCCTGTTTATCTACGCCTGTCTCAAGCTCCCCGCAGATATCGCACCGATGGTTTTGTGTCTCAGCCATGCGTTGGTAGTCTTGCAACGTTATGCCAAACATTTTTTTTAATTCCGCATTTTTTACTTTTTCTGGGTTGGCGTTTCGCCATGTTCTTTGCCATGCGGCAGTATCCTTACTTGGTATCGCTTCCTTCCAATGCCAATTATGGGGGCCCAGCGCCTGCTTAGGGTCAATCTTACGTAGCATATGCCCGTTAGGACGCTCACCAACGGCGTCTACAAACAACCAAAAATCATCAGCCCATTCTTTGCACATGCCGTTCGGTTTACGACGGTGCCAGTGGTATGACTGGTATAGCGGATGAGATTCTCGTGCACCCCAATCTGCGCGGCGTGGCTGTTCAACGGTTCCGTGGCGGCTAAACCTGAACAGGTGTTTTTGACAATACCCTGATTTTAGAGTTAGTTGCGGGTCAGTGCAGCCGGGAACGGTACACGTGGGGCGAGAGGATTTTTGCTTTGCTCTGTAATGTTCGGCGCAGAGATCGCCGCGAAACGATTTGTTTTGGCACCCAGAAAAAGAACAAGGAGCAGCCGTCGCCAGCCGCTCCTGTTCATAGTGCTTTCGGCAGATTCCCCGTGCGAACACGGGGTTTCCACAGTTGGTGTGACTACATTCGGTGTACTCCATACAACCTCCGATTTATTAGACCAGAGGTTATTGTATGGAGCAGCCCTTGTGTTGTCAAGCCCCTTGGCTACCGAACATGCCCAGTGGATCACTGAAGCCGAAGCTGTATCGCTCACGTGATTTGTATCTCACGTTGCCCGTATCGAAGTCCCCATCCATGGAATTGGACATCGGCGTACGAACAAAGTGCTTCATGCCGTTTGGAACGTCAGTGGTCAGGAACCATGCGTTGTTATCGGTCAAGTAGTGATTGATCGTATAGCCTTCTGGGATCGAACCGTTGTTCTTGATCGCGTTGATGTCGTTGTCGTTAGTACCGACACGCAGCGATGTCTCCAGCAGACGTGTTGCCACGAACTGCAATGCTGGAGGAACAACCAGCTTCTTCGGCTTAGCTGCAATCAGCAGGCCACGTTCATCAGTCCATGCAGCGATCTGAATAACGGCGGCTTCCAGAGAAGTCTCGTTCAAGTCAGCAGGGGTTGCTGCAATGTTGCTGTTGACGCCACCAGAGACCAGAGGGTGATTAGCCGAGAACAGAGCTACGCCATCGCCACCGGGGTAGCTGTTGGAGAAGCCGTTGTTCAGGACGTTTGCAGCCTTGACCTGCTTGGTGTAAGCCATGGCACGAGCCAGCGACTTGGTGTAACGAGCAGACAGGCTGTCGTACAGGTTGTCCTCGATGGCCTCTTCGGTCAGCGAGAAACCAAGAGCGATGGTTTCGTGGTTGTATCGAGCGGTCCAAGCTTCCTGCGCATTGTCATAAGCAATTGCAGAGCCTTCGTTCTTGACTGGAGCAGCCGAGAAGCCCGACAGTTTTGTTTCTTCTTCGAAGGAACGCTCGGAAGTCTCAGTTTCGTAGATTTCCTTGTGCTCTTCGCCGTAGCGAGCGTACTCCATACCGAACAATGCGTTCAGGCCGGGGAGCAGTTCTTTAAGTAGTTGTGCGCGTGAAATAGCCATGATTTATGCTCCTTAAGCCACGCCAACGGCGTTGTTGTACGAATGGTAGCCAAAGTTAAATTTGACGATCAGTTCGGTATAGCCATTTACGGTTGCAGTGTCAGGAACACCATCAACTACTCGCAGCGGCAGGGAAGTGCTTACCGCATTGGCAAACACACCAGTTTTTGAATTACCAGCAGTGGTATTAGGCGAGTTCAGAATCAGAGTGGCGTTATTGCCCACAACGACTTGAGACACGGCGCTGATAACCAGACCAGTGGTATTAATGGTGTTGCCAACCGAAACAGCTTTGTAAAGCTGGTCGGGATCATCCGCAACGTACGCATACGCATCTGTTACACCAGACGCAAAACCGGGCCAAAACTGGCTGAAGGTCTTTTGCTTGGTCACAGGGTTAGTATAAGTACAGCCGAGGAATACACCAACGACGCCAGCAACCGGAGTTGCGTCCGTATCCAGCGTCGAGATGATGATTGTGCTGTTTGCTTGACTCAGTTGAACTACGTCACCGTAATAAATAGGGGTGTTGTAGTTAATAAAGCCATTACCGTTACCGGGGGTAGCAGTGATAGGCAACTGACGTGTCGCACCAGCGAAGACCTGACCACCGATCAAATTGATCGGCTTTAGCCCGTAAGGGGCGTCAATCGTAGGATAAGCCATGATTAAACTCCAAAAAATTATTTTCCAGAGCCAAAGGACGTTGACGACTTCTTCTCACTGAAGATAGGCATACGCGGATCGCTTTGGCGCATGAGGTTGTTGTCTACAGCAGTCATCTGGTCGTTTGCTTGTTTCTGGTAATGCGCATTGCGCTGTTCCACAAACTCAGCCGGAGTCTTGCACAACATCAACCCACCAATCACAACGGTGTCTTTACTAGCGCCGTCGGAGTCTAAATGCAAATGCAGTTCAGGATGATCGGATGCCTTTACGGGCTCCCAACCCTCACGTCGTTTAGCAGAGAGATTAATAGGGTCTGGCGAGTTCAGTGTTGCAACACGAACCCAACGAAACGCAAAACCCGGTTCAGGATTTGGCGTAGGCAAAAGTTCGGGGGGTGCCCACGATGCCTTACGTTGACCTTTAGCGCGGTTTTCGAGCTCACGGCTCAAACGTGTTTCAGTAACCATTATCTATTCTCCTGTTGTTCAGCAACCTTTTTGGCGTAAAGTTCCAGAGGTACACCTAAACGTTTCGCTATTGCTACTTGCGAAGCACTTAACTTTACCTTCTTGGGCGACGTGCTACGTGTAGCTGGTGCTACAACGGTAGACGGTTTGGCACGGGGTGCAGCCTGCTGAGCGGGCTCTTCCTCGGGATCGTCCTGATCTTCTTGGCTCCTGAAATAATCAGGGAAGGTGTTACGCAGACGGCTATCAAGCTTCTGATAATACTCATCTGTTCCTGCATAATTTTGCCCGTACTGTTTAACAAGGGCGGAGTGCACGCCAAGGGCGGTCGCGCTCATTACAGTATGGTCTTCATTACTTTCGTCCCCGTACCAAGGATTTGCAGACATCCACTGCTGGAGTCGGTCGTTGGCAGGTTGGGTCCTTTGTTGCGGACTATACTCGGGTTTTTCCTGTACTTCAATAGGTCTAAGGTTTTCGGCCTTGTCAAGCTTTAGCGTTGCTGAAGCAATCTTAGCCTGAGCGTCTGCCACGGCATCAACATCACCCTGCTCGTAAGCATCTTTATAGTGCTTCTTGGCCTGTTCCAGCTCAAGCTGCGCAGCCGATTTACCCTGCTCAATAAATATCTTGGAGCCTTCAGCCAACCGCTGTTGCAGCAGTTTGTTCTCTTCAAAGACCTGCCGGGCGAAGTCTTCAGCAGCCTGACGCTCACGCAATGCCTCTTCTTTAGCACGGCGCTCGTCGTGATAGCCCTTTGTAAACTTTTTCAGCCGCTTCTGGACTTTTTCGTCATACGTTTTAAGCTCGTCGTCCGTAACTTCTTCGGGCGGCTCGTCCATTGGCTTGCGGCCACGGTCCTGTACTGGGGTGTCGTCTACGATCTCAAGGTCAAACTCTGAGTCGTCTGCCGCTGCTTTGTTAACTTTTTCCTCGGGTGGGGTCTTAGTACCTACCTCATCCGGGAACTCAAATTCCGTCAGTTCCATCTTGTTAGCCATTGACTACTCCTTAAGCACGTGTGATACCACGGGGGTCTTGGACAACTGCCTCAACCGTATCGTCGTTAATCAGTCGGAACTCCCGACCGTGAATCTTCAAACGGGTGCCTGAATTGGGGCGGGCCAGAACGAAGTCGCCTTCTTTACACCAAGGACCGGTAGGAAACTTCTCCGAATCCTTATAGCAATCTGGACCCAGCTTAACCACAAAGAATACTGTTGCCAGTACTTCCTCAAACCGACGGGTCTCGTCAGCCTTAATCAGGCCGCTGTCATACGTTTCTTCTGCTTCAGGAAGGGCCACAAGGATGTGGTATCCCGAGGGTTCAGGCAGTTGCTTCGCTTTCTCCTCTGCGGTTTTGTCCATGATTGCGGACAGGTCTACAGCTTGAGATAAGTCAACAGCACTATTCATCAGATTTCTCCAGTCTATGCACGAGGTCTTCTAAGATTTCCGTAGCCAGTGCTAGACCCCGGATGACTCCGGCTACGTTTTTATACTCTTCCATGCTGTTTGCTTTGCCTTCGGCAAGAAACTCAATGCGTGACTTTTGCTCTTCGGTGAACTTAGTTTTTAAGTACCCAAGGACGGTTTCCTCTTTCATTTACTTTTTCTCCTTTGGCCTTTGCGCCGCTGGTTGTTGTGCACGACGATCATCCCGTCGGTCTTTAGCTGCTTGCATTCCAATCTTCACACCTTCTGCTTGCATGCGGGCGTTCAACTCATTTCTAGAGTGCGTAGCCTTTGCACCTACCTGCATGCCAGCGATCTTCTCTTGTGTTGCGATGCGGGCCTGCTCCACTTGTAACTGCTGCTGTTTAAGCTGTGCATCAACCATGTCTTTCTGCATCTTGCGCTGAATCTCCTGCTGTTTAAGCTGAAGCTCTTGCATCTGCATCTGAACGACTGGGTCTTGCGCGGCTTCCTGTGCTTGCTGCTGTGCTGCTTCCTGCTGGTGTTGCATGAGGAGGCGTTGTGCTGCTTGGGCTGACATCTGTGCAACTTGTGCTGCGATCTCCGGAGGCATAGTTTTGTTCTGCTCTTCGGTTGGCAACGTAACACCCAGAGCCTTCTCGATGTCTTTGCGGTATTGGAAGCCCAAGTGCTCACTAATATGTGCCATACCTGCGGCCATCATTGCTTCTGCCATCGGGTTACCCTGCATCATCTGTTGCAACTTAGGGTCCTGAATAGCTGCCATGTGTACAGCGATGTGAGCCTCGTGGTCCTGTTCGATAAACGCTTTGACGGGTTTACCCTTCAGGATGTTTTGGTTCTCTGTGATGGGGTCAACCGGTGATTGGTCATCTTCTGTCGGCACGAGCTTAGCTGCGTTCTTCACACCCAACACCTCAATCATCTGGCGGTGCAGTAGTGGTAAGTCATACAGTTGTGGTGCTTGTTGAGCCAGTTGAATCACCGCTTGGTACTGCACAATCTTCTGCGCCATAGTGGCCGCGTTTGGATCGGATACAGGGATGATGTCTACTTGGTCGTAGTCGCTACGCTTAACTGCACGAGAGCCGTCCATCGGTTGATAGTCGTACTCTGCTGGTGTGTAGTCAGCAATGATGGACTTCAACAACTTAAACTCGATACGCATTGCGTAGTGCAGTCGTGCTTGCACCGCTGTGCTGATCTTCAACGTACGCTCAAGAATAGCAAGTGTAGTACCCACTGGAGCTTGGGTGCTCATGTCGCTGACGTTAATATCACCAGCGGAGGCGAAGCTACGGCCTTCTTGGATGATCATCTGCAACAAGCTATAGAGAGTCTGGCTTGGCTCTTTATATGGCAGCGGAAGGATGTTGTCGCGTATGGTGCCTGACGCCACATCCACATCACGGAACTCGCCCGGAGCAATAGGTGTATCGTCGCCCTTAATACGCAAGCCTTTGGACTTCATACCGCCCGGCAGGTTAGACAGTGTGCCCGCATCCACCAGTTGACGCATGATGGACGTAGCAGCTTTCGCGTAGCCACCGATCAGATGGATAAAGCCGAATCCATAAAATCCAAATCCGGGGACGTAGACATAGTGGACAAAGTGGTTGCGCTTTAACTTCAGCACGTCATCCTCGTACCAGTTCCGACGGATAGCCAGAATAGTACCGGTGCCCTTCTCTATAGTGACGACGTATGGCAGAGCGATGCCTGTAGGTTCACCGTCTTTATCTGTGTCCTCAAAGCCTTCCAAGTCCAACTCGACGTGCATCTCCAAGAGACGGAACCGGTCATCTATGTTGCCTGTGTAGCCCTGCTCGCGTTCTTTCTCTTTCTCAATGTCGTCCAGCGTGTTCTGTGGCTCACCCAACTCCACGTCACGATAGAAGCCAGCGACTTGCAACTTTCTTACCTCGTTGGGAGTCTTGCGCATCACATGGGTCACGCGCCCTGCTGTCTCCAGACTTGCCGCACCGTAAGGCACAACCATGTCTTCAGCCGGAATAAACATTGCGACTTGGCGTCCCAGTGCTGGGTCGTAGTACACCTTCTTAAACGCAGAACCCGCCAACGGCAGAGAGAACAGCATCTTCTCGTGCTCAGGGCGATACTCCACCATCTCTTCAGTTAGCTTGTAGTTCATGTCTTCACGAACCCGCGCCGCTGCCTCTTCCTTCATCTTGTCGATTGCGCCGACGATCTGAGTCTTAACAGGACCCATGGCTGGGAACGTCTCAACGATAGCCTCGGACTGGAACCGCACCACTGCTTCAGTTAGCATCGGGTGGAACACACCACATGCGCCAGACCACGGCTCGCTACGCTCTTCTGTTTTTAGACCCAGCAGCTTCAAGCCTTTGACGTAGGAGTCAACCCAGTCTTTGCGGGAGTCTTGGTCAGAAGTGAAGTCGGCAATAAGCTCGTCGCCCAAGCCTTGCAGCACTCCGTCATCCATAAACTCAGCGAGGTTGGCATCGAACGCATCTGCGCCTTCCTCTTCTTTCTCAATATCTATCTCCATGCCATCGGCACGGATGCGGACCGCTTCAGGGTCTTCAATCTCAATTTCCAAGTCAGGTTCTGCCGCCGCTGCTTCAGCTATGCCGAGAGGCGCTGCGTACAGCCCTTTATCTATGTCTGCCATGATTATTCCTTAATTAAATTAGCTGTACCAACATCATTGTTGGCAGCGTCATGCCAGTCGTGCCCTACTGAAGTAGGAAGCACACCGTTCAACCATTTCTGTACCGATAGGAAGCATCCGCCACGCTCCCCAAACTTACCGCCATGCCAACTATCGGGAAGCACGCGAATACTCGCCCCTAAAACATTTTGAGCATACTCCTCGCCGTTACAACGAAAAGCAATATCGCCCCCTACAAATACTTCAAAGCTATCCACGTTTGGGTGGATGTGGTCCTCGATAAAAGAGTCGGGCGGCATTATGAATAACTGCACTTGATACGGTGCCTGACGATACAACACAACACCATAGATAGCTCCGGCTTGTGTCACCGGGTCCTCTACGGGCGGGCTAAACGGGCGGGTGTTTTCCCACCACTGTTTAAACGCCAGCAAATCGTCATACGTATTCATACGTTGTAGTAACCCGCGTTCTTATGTGACTTGAACCACTTAATTTCTTCCGGCTCATCCGATGGTAGCCGTATGAAGCCCCCTGCACGGAACCTCATTAACGCAAGTGTCGTCGCATCAACTAAGTCATCATGCTCGCCGGAGGGGAAACTTGCTATCTCATCGACTAACTCCTCAGCCCAGCGAGTCTCTGGCACCCATACCTTGCCTGATGCTATTAAGTCCGACACCGAGTTCAACCTCGTTATCTTGTCATTGCCTTTGCTGGGTGTGTACTCCTGCACCGGTATACCCATCGCCCGGAACTCATATATAAGAGGCGCACCCGACGCCTTCTTCTCTATTAATACTCCATCCGGCTCCCACTCTTGGTAGTGCCGAAACGCCGTCTCCTTCAGCTCGATCCACTCCATGCGCTCTTTGAACGCATTTAACAGAATGATGTTGGCCTGTCCGTGGTCCTCGTCGTTATAGAAGACGCCCCACGTAGTACACGCACTAAAGTCAGCCCGGCTGTTCTTCTCGAACGCAGTATCCCACGTCTGAAGTATGTAGTCGCACTGCGGTGGGCGCTCATGAGGCCACGTTTTCCACCATTCCCGCTTCACAATTGCTGAGCTGTCCGATGTCGGCTGCTGCTGGTACTGCGCCATCCACTTACCGTTTGGCAGTTCCGTATGCAGAGCTTCAAGCTCGTCTTTACTCCAAAACTCAGGCCAGAGGGGATTTCCAGACGGGAGAATCGCGGGAAACTCAATGACTTCCCATTCATCACCACCCCGTGAGGCACTGGATTTGATCACTTGACCTGTTAAGTCACGCAACGACCATCGGGTCATCACGATTACGATAGCCCCACCCGGCTGCAAACGCTGCCTCGGACCGGATGTATACCACTCGTAGACCTTATCGTAGATGTCTGGGTTTACTTGCGCAAGTGCAGCTTCCTGTTCTGAGTGCGGGTCGTCAATAATAAGCACGTCAGCGCCCTTACCGGTTACCGCACCGCCCACACCGATAGCGAAGTAGTCACCACCCTTGCTGGTATTCCACCGTCCGGCTGCTTTTGAGTCCGCAGACAAGGTTAAGTTGGGGAAAATGTTCCGGTAAACCTCAGAATCCACCAAATTTCGCACTTTTCGACCAAAACCCACGGCCAATTCCGCTGTGTGCGACGCCTGAATCACTTTTTTGTGAGGAAACTTGCCCAAAAACCATGCTGGCAGCAGGTATGAGGCGAATTCTGACTTGGTATGCCGTGGTGGCATGTTGATGATGAGTCGTTTGCACTCTCCCCGAGCCACTCTTTCAAACGCTTCAGCCATGCGAGCATGATGTCTCCCTGCAATAAAGGTAGGCCAGACCCCTTCGACGAACTTAAGGAACCTATCTTGCTGCAACTCCTTAACCTTCATCGACTCCAAAGTGTCCAACTCAAACAACACCTGCCGCATCTCCTGTTCAGTCAGGGTAGGCAGCACCTTTAAGAGGTCAGTTAGGGCAACAGCGTTAGTTTGGCTCGTCGTCATCCTCTTCCTTGTCCTCAAAGAAGGTGTCTAACAGCGGGGTCTCGCTTGGTTCTGGCTCAGCAATACCTAGCTCTACGTCTAAGCTATCTGTAATGGGGGTCACGTCGATGACGTTGGAGTTCAGCAGGCGTTTGATGCGCTCTTTAATAGCATCTTCCAGCGAGTCCGAGGTCTTGTGGTTAATAGTGATCTCGCTGCGCTCAGTAAAGATACCCACATCACTGTGTTTACCCAGCAATTCCAAGGCTTTTAGCTCGTAGCGGGGGTCGCCGCAGTTGGCGATTTCCATCAGTTTGGCCGTAATAGCGCTTCGCACCTCGTTGGCATCGGCTGCAACTTGGTTGGCATACGACTTCAAGAACATAGCGGCGGCGCTTGCCGTACTGGGATTTTTTAGCGCACGCGATGCGGTGCTGCGGCTGTGATGCTCTGTTAGGTTTTTGAAGGCGTCGATGTCGTCTGGACTTACTTCAATAGTCGCACCCAGTTGGGAGAGTAGGTCTGCGGTGTTGGCAGCGACGGTTACCTCGTCCTTGAAAGTAGCAGGACGTTCTGGGCTCGTGTCGTAAGGGACCGGGAAGTCCTTAGTGGGTTCCAGATTAATCATTTTGCACCGTGAGACGGGGATGGGCGCAGTTATATCAGAGGGGTGCCGTTATGTAAAGAAAAAATATACCCCCCGTGGGGTCGCGAAATAAAAAGTGACGTGGGGGGTCTCGCAGATGAAGTAAAAATAAACGTAGTCTAGAAAGCGAAGGGGGTGGGGGTAATGTTGCTAATTTAGTAATAGAGTTGTGAAGTGAAGTATCGGTTGTGCAAACTAGTGTGTATGTAGCTGGTAGGAGTCTCAAGCTGTACAGTCGGGTGGTGGGGGTGTCGTTGCCAGTTTGATACTAACAATGTTAGGCTTATTTTCGCTTACAAAAAACAATGCGAATTTAATCTAATCGTGTTACATTTAAATCACTGAAACGGCGCAACATTGTTTCGGTACTCTTAACTACTTAACTCTAAGGATGATCAAAATGGAAAACGTCAAGAATGTAAGCACCGCCCCCGCCCCTGTCGCAGTAGCAATTCCGCTGAGCGTGATCGAAGCACGCAACGCTCTCGTCAAGGCTGAGACTAAATCGTACGGCGCGCGCATCACTTACGCTGTCGAGTTGAATAGCATGGCCGGTTCCGCTTGGTATCGTGACGGCGCGGAAAAGGTTGTCAGCATCGAGGCGGAGAAAGCTAACCTGTACGCGGCATTGAAGAAAGTTGGGCATAGTAACCCGTCGAAGGTATGGGGCGACATTAAGAAATACGCATTGATTGATGCGCAGGAAAAGGGTTTATTCGGCGAGACTAAGCCCGTCGATGGCGAAGGCGAAGGCGAAGGCGAATCAACCGGCGGAGCAAATGCAAATGCACCGCGCCCGCTGCAGCTTCGCTTAGTCGAGGAATTGACTGCTCTTTATAAAGTGTGTGACAAGGAAAAAGCGTTTCTTACTGATCAGCAAAAGGCAGCATCGCTCTGCATCACGAAAGCGCTGGAATCGTTGGGCGTTAATCTCGGCCTGATCAAAACCGGCAAATAATCAACGAGCGGGGCGAAAGCCCCGCCTAACAATGTTAGGTTATCAAATGAAAAACTACGGATTTGAAATTCTCGCCACAATCTACTGCGCCGTGATGCTGTACTGCGCCGTCCTGATGATGATTATTTAACCCAGCCCCGCTTAACCCAGCCCCGCTTCGGCGGGGTTTTTTGCGTTTAGTCGCCCCAATCTTCCGCAGCTTTTTGCATATCCACTTTGATCGACGGTTTTATTGGTGATAGTTCTCGGGGTCGCTCGGTGGTCTGGTTTTTATCACGTAGCCAAGATTCGCGGGCCTCACGGTCTACCTCGGCATCAAGTGCAGCTTGCTCAGCAGGTGATAGTTTTCGGGGTCGCTCGGTGGTGCTAACAATGTTAGGCGTGGGCTTCGCAGCGGGTATGTTGTTGCGTTCTGCGTAGTCAAGCAGCGCTAAGCGTACAATCGCGGACACTGAAATTTCCCTGCTTTTTGCGTAGTCGGCGATTCGCTGGTGTAACGATGCGGAAAGCTCAATAGTTACCTTAGTTTTCATGGTGAACCTCTTAGTGAGTGAGCTGGTATTATACCAGCGAAGTTAAGAAGAACGCTAGTTTTTTTCAGTGGGGTGTTAACGAATTAAGGCCGATTCTGTTAAGGAATTTGGCGTTTTTTAACGTTGTTCTTACAATAACATCCCTTTAAAATCAATGACTTACGTTGCAATGTTAAGTGTTAAGCTTTTTTTCGGAAGTATATGCAGAGGTGAGAGCGGAGAAGCACTCTCGCAAGTGCAAAAAATAAATTTGGGTGGCCGTATATATATTATTTTTCCTAAACAAATTAACATTACAAGCGCATTTTCTTTGAGATGCCGCACCCACACTGCGTTTTGCGTGTTAAGTTTTCTGTTAGGTTTGCAAAATAATCCACAACATTGCCCCACATTTCCTAAACACGCTCGTGCGCACTCACCCCGCCAAAAGCTTGACTTGCCCACTTATTTGTGTTATAATTAAAAGAAAACAGTGTGATAAACCAAAACCTAACAATGTTAGACACGGAGCGAACGATGGCTAAACTTAAAACCTACCTGATGGAGCAACAGATGAGCGAAGCAGAGATCGAGGAGTACTTGGACTTCCTGTATGCCGAGCACCTTATGAAGCAGGAAGCTTACCGTTACGAAGATAACCACAATCCGAACAACATGGAAAAGGCTCGTGGAGATAAAAATGGCTAAGTACTGGAGTGTGTCTGACGAGGATGCCGAGTTCACTAAACACCTTATACGCCACTTCATACTTGCAAAAAAGCTAGGCATAGCACCACACACATCCAAAGCCGACCTAGCCAAGCTCAACGGTATATGGCATGGCCGAGACGACGATGATGTGGCGCAAGCCGAGTACAAGCGGATATGGATGCGAGTAGAGGACGAGATCAAGGAGACTAACAATGTTAGGGAGGTATCAAATGACTAACGAAGATGCAAGATACTTGTGCGTGGTCTGTGGTGGCTTTATTGCTCACGCTAGGTACAAACTAGGCTATAAAACGTGCTTGCAGTGCGGTGAAGCGGCGGCGGGAGCCGAGAAAAAAAGGAAGGCTAGTATGGTGCAAATCCCATACAGCAAGGGCGCGTACCAGTACATCTACAACCCCGCAGACCTGTTCCACACCAACCCAAAGAGGACGACATGAAGCTATTTGAAGTGGAGTTAAAGCGCACGTCCTACGTAGTTATCCGGATTGAAGCGGGGAATAAAGAGCAAGCCGAGGAGCTTGCGTGGGCTGAGCTTGCATCAGACGGGTCATACGGCGAGAGCTATGCTGACTGGGAACTTGAATCAATCGAGGAGACCTAACAATGTTAGTTTGGAAAGAGGTGTACGGATGGAACGACTGGGCATGGGAGCCGCGCATAACCAATGAGACCAGCACATCACTAAACTTTGTTGTGGCTTACCGGCAGAGTACTGAGAACGACGTGGCTGAGTGCACACATGAGGATAACGTGCCGGATAACTACGACATCCACTACCCACTCTATTGGCGCGTGGTCTACATAGCCCAACCGCAGCCCGACGACTTCTTCTTAATAATGGAGTACGACGAGCAGGAACTACGTGAGATGCTGGAGATGAAGGTCAAGGTGCTTGGGCTTGAGGAGCTAGGCATCGAACGACTGAGAAGTATGGACGCCTTAAAAAGGGAGACCTAACAATGTTAGAACACAGACCGAGAACCAAACATGCCGTAACCAAGGACGGCTACAAGATCAGACGTGCGGCGTACAGCGCGGCGGCGGAGCATAGCCACAAGCTTCAATGCAGCCTGTTCGGCAAGAAGTACGAGCCAGTGCCGGAGATACGCAAGCGGCTGGATGCGCACTTAACTACGCACACAGTAAACAAAATGAAACACGAGATAGACGAGCTAAACAAAGAGGAGAAGGAGGGTGGCGCATGACCGACGAGGACGAGGCCAGAGTGCGGAAGATCATAGACCGCGAGGTGCAAGCACTGATGCTGAAGGTGGAGTTCGAGCATGACGAGTCTGATATGTCGTTCGCTGGGGATATGCACTGGCACTACCCAAGAGCATACAAGCGCATCAGCGACGAGGTGTTGGCTAAGTACAACCTAACCCGGAAGCGGCGAGACGAGCTGATACAACAGAGAGAGGGTGGAAAATGGACATGGACGATGTGACAGGGATCATCTGCGGTGTCACGCTGGTGGTGGTATTGGTACTTACTTATTTGGAGGTGGTATGAGCGACATAACATTGTTAGGTGCATTGGCTGCGGGGCTAGGGATGTATTGCCTGTACTTGCAGATACGCGTGAAGATGCTAAACGACGCGGGGAAGTTCATGACCGAGCTACTTATCAAAACGGTGCAGGAGCATACCAACAAGTCCGAGCGTGAGGCGGCAGAAGAAGTACGGCGCATGACAATAGCCCATGCTAAACAATACGTAGCAAAACATTAACTAAGGAGAACGACATGCCATACGTTGAAGTAAATCTGGACGAGTTTGATATTGAGGACGTAGTGGAGCACGTGGAGGCTAGAGGCTTCAAGGTAATCGAAGGCAGTGCAACTGAGGACAATGCCGAGCTTGAGCGCATCTGGGCGGCGATGAGACTGGGTCAGAACGAGCAAGCGATGGAGCTGATGCAGCTTTATGTGTGTGACAAGTTAGGGAGAGTGCTATGAAAACAAGCGAGCTAAGGGGAACAGCACTGGACTGGGCGGTGGCTAAGTGTGAGGGGTTGAATACGTATATCGAGGTGGTAGAGGGGTTCAAACCATCAACCGACTGGGCACTGGGCGGGCCGATCATTGAGCGGGAGAGGCTTCAACTTTCGCCGGGGTTAGCGCATGACGAGCATAGGTGGAGTGCAGTGCGGTATGACTACCTGTTCGACGACGACCTTGATTGTTTTATGGGCGGAGCAACCCCACTCATCGCAGCCATGCGTTGCTACGTGGCAAGCAAACTAGGCAATGAAGTGCAGATACCGGAGGAACTAAGTGCGCACGCTACCCCGCCAGAGGGTTGACTTAACTAGTATTTTGTGTTATACTATGTATAAATGGAGGAAGTATGACTAATGACGAGGCCGATACGTTCATGCAGCAGTGCATGGCGTTGGACGACGCGATGAACGAAATGATGGAGGGTCAGGACTTAACCGTGTGCATCGCTGTCCTAACAAAGTTAGTCGGTGAGGTTATATACGACGTGCAAGACGGCCAGACCAGCAAGGAAGAAGCCACGGACTTGATACGCAAGGCCATGACATCCATCACTATGGCGTACGAGGTGTGCCGTGGCGTGGGTTCCGACGATGGAGAATTCCTTCACTAAACGAAGGCTTATATGTAGCAAAGCAGTAGCAGTGTAGTTAATGTATCACCAACATCTTTATTAAATGAGGAGCAATGTAATGTCAGAGATCAACTTTGGTAAGACAGTCACGCTGGCACAAGCTGCCAACATCATCACGCGCACACCGATGAACCGCTACCTGCTTGAAGGTGAGCCCGGCATCGGCAAGTCAACACTTATCCAAGCAATCGCAGCCAAGCTGCCCACACATGAGGTGGCGTACATCGACGTGCCGAACATGGACTTGGGCGACATCGCCATGCCTGTCATTGACCACGAGACCCGCACCACTAAGTACTACCCGAATGCCCGCTTCAAGTTCCAGACCGGCAAGCCAGTCATCGTGATGCTCGACGAGTACACCAAGGGTGCGCAGCCAGTTAAGAACATGCTACATCCACTGCTTGAGGTTACTAACCCACGACTAGGCGACATGCCCATCCACCCTGACTCTATTATCTTTTTGACAGGTAATCTCAGCACGGACGGCGTAGGCGACCAGCTACCAGCACACAGCCGCAACCGCATCATCCCATTACAAGTGCGCAAGCCAGACGCTGACGAGTGGATCAGTTGGGCTATCGACAACGAGGTATCAGCAGAGGTCATTGCTTGGGCTAAGGCATACCCACATGCGTTCGCGTCGTACACCGACGGCGGTCAGGCTGAGAACCCGTACGTCTTCAACCCACGCAAGCAACAGAAGGGCTTCGTCTCAGGCCGTTCGCTGGAACGTGTATCTAACATTGTTAGGATTCGCAAAGAATTGGATAGCGACACACTGATCGCAGCCATGAGCGGTGCGGTGGGCGAGGCGGCAGCGCGTGACATCCAAGCGTATATCGACTTCGCAGACCAGCTACCTACGTGGGAGCAGACAATCAAACAGCCGATGACGGCACCCATCCCTAACTCTGCGGGTGCTTGCGCAATCATTGTGTACGGCGCTATCGCTAAGGTGGATAAGACAACCATCGCGCCATTCATGGAGTACCTGTCCCGCTTCGACCCAGAGTGGCAAGCCGTGTTCGCTATCAACATCGCACGTAGTAACAAGCAGAGCGTGGCGTTCAGCGCGAAGGCATTCAGCGACTGGGTGAGTCGTAACGAGGACTTGCTGTAAGGGAGACTAACAATGTTAGATGAGCATGTGTACTACTTTGCGTGGGCTGAGGAGGATAACACCGGTCATAGTTATTTCGACGGTCGGCATGCTAAGTGGTACCGAGTGTTTAAGGCAGAAGGGAGAGGTATACCCGTAACCGAACCGATGAGCAGAGACGAGGCTATTGCGTACTGCAAACGCATAGTCAAACTAACAGGAGGGAGAGAGCTAACATGAGCGAACCAAAAGACAAGGAAGAGCGCAAGCTTAAGAAGGTCAAGATCGCACTGATGCGTAACCCGCTATTTGCGCTGTATCAAGGCGTGATGATGGTGGGCAAGACGACACTGCGCGATGACATACCGACAGCCGCAACCAATGGGCGTGATGAGATATACGGGCGGCAGTTCATCAAGGAGCTAAGCGAGAAGGAGCTTGCCTTCGTGGTGATGCACGAGTGTATGCACAAAACATACAGGCACTTAACTACGTGGACGAAGCTACATGCAGAGCATCCGATGCTAACCAATGCAGCGTGTGACTACGTGATTAACCTAAAACTTCGAGACATCGACCCGGAGGGTAAGTACATCGCGATGCCAATGAAGGACGGTAAGCCATTCGGTTTGATCGACGAGAAGTATCGCGGCATGAATACCAAGCAAGTCTTCGATGCGCTAAAGCAGGACGGTATGGGTGGTGGTGAAGGGTTCGACGAGCATGACTGGGATGGTGCGGAGGAGATGACCGACGAGCAGAAGGAGGAGCTAGTCAAGGAGATCGACCGCGCTATACGTCAAGGCCAGATCGCAGCCAAGAAGGTAGGTAAGGGTGCGGGTGGGCGTGACCTTGAGCTTGAAGGACTAATGGAACCCAAGGTGGACTGGCGCGAGGTGCTGCGTGAGTTCGTCAAATCAATATGTAATGCAAAGGATGCTTCATCATGGAGACGAGTAAATCGCCGGTTCGTCGGCAGCGACATCTACTTACCAACACTTATCGGGGAACGGGTAGGGCACATAGTGATCGGCATCGACACAAGTGGGTCCATCGGGGGCAAGGAGTTAAGCGACTTCCTATCTGAGGTGAAGGGTATCGCTGATGAGGTGCGACCAGAGAAGGTGGACTTGTTGTACTGGGACTGTGAGGTGGCAGCGCATGAAGAATACGATGAGTACAGCGTGGCTAACATTGTTAGCAGTACGAAGCCACGTGGCGGTGGTGGTACGAGCCCTTCATGTGTCACTGCTTATCTTAAGGATAAAAATATCAAGCCCGAGTGTGTGGTGGTCCTCACAGACGGTTACGTCGGTGATGATTGGGGTGGAGACTGGCCGTGTCCGGTTCTCTGGACTATCGTGGATGGGAACAGTGACGTTGCACCAGTTGGCAAAACTATTCACATTAACTAAGGAGACAAGCATGAGCAAGGTAATCGTAAACATGGGCTACAGAAGTATCGTGGTTGACGTGGAGGCCGCCATTGAGATCGCTCGGTTGATGGCAGGTGCTGAGGTGTACAAGTCCAAGTATCGCAGTGCACAGGATGGCAGATCGTCATACAACACGCATCACATATACCCGATGGAGCAAGACTACGCATTCACTATGCAGATGGTGACTAACGAGGCGTACAACTTGTACAAGCTGGCAGGTAAGCCGGAGGAGCGATGAGCGAACCAAGGCCAACACTAACAACGGCGGACATAACACGCGAGGCGCTGAAGATACTGGAGGACAGCATGCGACCGCACTACTACAAAATAATGATGGTGGACGGCGAGTATGCAATAGCCACGAGCCTGAAGCTATGTGACGTGGTGAAGATGGGACTTACCGAAGCAGAAGCAGACGCATATCTAAAACTTTTAAAGGAGCAATAACATGGGTATCTCATCAAGCGCAGTACTGGTAGAGCTGAACGTATCGGTCTGGGGTGCAAGCAAGGTTGACCGCGATGCAACGGACGACGTGAACATCCGCAACAACGCAACACGTGACGCATCCAAGGTCTACAAGAACCTGACCGCAGGTACACATCTGCGTAAGGACATCAGCGACTACGCTGCGAAGATTCGCCAGTTTCACAACCGACAGACTTTACCGTGGACGCACAAGGGCGCACGACTTTTGCCTACTTCCCACGTACTAGAGTACAAGCAACAAATGAATGCGATGGAGCAGCAGTTCAATGCACTGTTGCATAAGTTTTACTATGAGTACCCTAACATTGTTAGCCAAGCGCAGACTAACTTGCGCAGTATGTTCAAGGCTGATGACTACCCTACGCTTGAGGAAGTGCGTGAGAAGTTTGGATACAAGCTGGTGTTCTCTCCCCTACCCGAAGCGGGGGACTTCCGTCTGGACGTAGCTAACGAAGAGCTGCGGGAACTATCACTCTCTTACGAAGCGGACTTCAATGAGCGTCTGGGCAAAGCTATGCGTGAGCCATGGGAACGACTGCATGAAACGTTGACGCACCTGAGCACTAAGCTGACCGATGCGCAGGATGGCAGTGAGGAAGTTAAGCGCCGTTACCACGACAGTCTGGTGACCAACGCGCAAGGGCTGTGTGAGCTGCTGACTAAGTTGAACATTACGAAAGACCCTAAGCTTGAGGAAGCACGTCGCAGTCTTGAGCTAACAATGTTAGGTGTGGATATTGACTCCATCAAAGAGTCACCCGAGGTGCGACATAGCGTCAAGTCTAAGGTGGATGAGATTCTTGGCAAGTTTGACTGGTGAGGAGAACGATATGGGATACCGAAGCGATGTGGTCGCTGTGTTCTACGTAAGTAAGGAGGAGCACTACCCTGTGCTAAAGCTATGGCTGGACGAGAACTTCCCTATAAATGAGTGGGACGAAAACATACGCTGGTTCGATAGGGGCATGGTGTTTGAGTGCCCTGACGTGAAGTGGTACGACAGCTACCCAGATGTGCAGGGCTTTGAGAAAGCGGCGAGTAAGTTTGTAGACCTGTGCAACGACGAGGTGAGTGAGGGTACGCCTACGTTTAACTATGAGTTAGTACGTATCGGTGAGGACTATGACGATGTGGAGGTGGTTAGGGAAGGTATTGCATGTGAGTACCTATTGGAAGTGAGTCGAGGTGTAGTGGTGGAGGTGTGAGATGAGTATCGAAGAGCAAGCAGAGGCTGCGTGTAACGAGTGGTGTGCGTGGGTACGGGCGGAGGGCGATGGCTTCTGGAAGTTTGGGGACATCCCTGACGAGGCTGTGGCTGAGTGGATACCCGGCTACCTGCGTGGTGTGCAGGATAGGGTAACTGGTGTGCACGAGGGAGGCACAGACTACGACTATTTATGGGGGTACGGCGAGGACTTGTCACTGTTTAAACAATCCGGACCGCCCAACGAGATGATAGCTAAGTGTCACGCAGCGGGGTACGCAGCGGGTTACAACTCAATAGGAGGCAATGATGGATGAAGATATGTTGCTGATGATTCTCAAAGCTGTTTTGTTTGTCGTTACTTGCGTAACCGCAGGTATGGTACTGGCTCATTGGATTATATGGGGGTGATATGTACGGAGGACTGAGGAATACGGGTATCTACCCGATACGTGACTACGCTGCTGCTGTGGATAAGTGGGATAACACAGTGCCTATCCGTGGACGCAAAGATGACGAGCGACCATTGGGTAAGCGGAGCAAGTCTTACATGCAGATACGCAAGCACTCTAATGGGGACGTGGCGTGTGTGCTGTACAAGACCGAGGTGGTTACGTTCCATCCCGACAACACGATAACACTGCACGTGCCAGAACAGTGGCAGACCAACACAACCGCTACATTTATTACAGCAGTGCTAGGTTGGAACCGCGTGTCGTCGGGTGTTAAAGATGGCAACGTGATCTTAGCTTTGCGTGGGGACAATAACTATGCGCGACTTAGTACTAATACTAAGCTGGGTATAAAGGAAGCAGGGAATCTAACTTTGTTAGGTGGCAATCTGGTGAACATTGTCTATACTATTAACCGCAAAAAGATGAACGCTGCACGGGCTAAGGTATCTAAGCTCCGTAAGTATCTGGCCGGTGTGCTAAAGCTACGCGACGGTGTGTTCGACTCGGATGAATCGGTTGAGCTAGACGCGTTCTTTGCGCGGCATGGGATGGGTTATGTGGCATCTGGGGATTTGAATGCGTGGCGCGGTAAGTTGCAGTGGTCGCTTGAGTTGCCTAAAAACATGTGGTACTTCAAAGATGTGAACCGCAAGGTGTGGCTTGAGCAAGCTAAGAAGTTCGTAGAGATAGCTGAGAAGTGCGATGACGAGGATGTGTACGGCTTGACGCTGTGGCTTGTACTGTCTGGTATTAACTTTGGTAGCCGCACAAGCATACGTGCAACAGAGGAAGCACTGAACATTAAGCTTACTGACTTACTTATCATGACGCACCCTGATGTGCTGGAAGGTACACCCGAGCCGCGAGGTGAGATCAAGGTAAACCGATACAAGCACTATGTGAACTTACTGAGTGCTTTGGAAGGGGGAGAATGAACAAGGTCAATCAGGATACGTACGCTAGAGCGTTGAAGCTGTTACTTACCCGACCAGTCTCGGCACATGAGCTAGTCAAAGAAACAGGGTTGCACATAGTCACAGCACAGCGGTTGATGCGTACGTTTAAGGAGCACGAGATCATACACATATGCAACTGGCGACAAGACTCAAAAGGCCGTGACGCTATACCTGTATATGAGCTTGGGTTTCGCAAAGATAAACCACGCAGGGCTATGACTCAAGCGCAACGACAACAGTTGTGTAGAGCAAGGAAGGAGAAAGCATGATCACACTAACCCGCGAGGAAGCGCAGCAGGTGCTGGATGCGTTGGAAGGTTCGATAGACGCACAGGAATGGGAGATTAATGACCATATAACAAAGTATGGGGAGTGGTATAGGCCGAAGCGTGTTGAGTACATGAAGCAGCAACTAGCAAATACGAACAGCACAATCGAAACTCTCCGCGCCCGACTTAGCGCACCTGAACCGGAGCCGGTGGCGTGGTTAAAGAAAGACCGCAGCAGCATTGAAGTCAGCATCATGAGTGCGGAGTACATGAAAAACGCGGGGTTTGAGCCACTCTACACCGCCCCACCACAGCGCGAATGGCAGAGTCTGACGCATGAGGAAATTGCTGAGGAATCTGGCGCGGCAAAAGCACAAAACCACATGGTTCTTACGTTGGCAGAAGGCTTTTTCTGTGGGGCGAGATGGGCAGAAGCCAAACTAAAGGAGAAGAACGGTGGATAAAACATTTGCAGCAATCGAAAAACTTAAAGAAGTCGAACTGGAGTTGCACCGGCTGAAGAACTACGCAGAGATGATGAACCGCTCAGTCGAAGCAAAACTCGAATGGCAAGGGCTGACGGATGAAGAAGTAGAGAATGAGGTTGCGCGGATACTTGTGACGCTGACAGAAGACATATGGCCTATTGCACTTAGCCGCGCCATCGAAGCCAAGCTAAAGGAGAAGAACGCATGACACAAGTATGTTTCACTGATGCGGGGTTTCCCCCTAACATTGTTATATCGGTCGGGATAGACCAATGGCGCACCAATGTATTTACAGCAGACGATGTGGTGTTTGGTGAATTGTCCTCGCAAGTAATACCAGTGGTGGCAAGGATGTTCCCGGCGTGGCAGTTTGTTGTAACCACTGTCCACATGGAAGGGCCGGGTGTTAAACGCAAGGTCTACCCAACATGGATAACGGTATCGGAGAAAGGTGTTAGTCGGGGCAAGATAAACATCAGGCACCCATGGCGGTATAGCGAGGACTTGGTGTTCGAGAACCCGCGTATCCACAGAGCTATGCAGCGGAAAGGGCGCAAGACCACAACCAAACCGAGCGTAGCGATACAGATTGTTAAGCAGTACTTTACAGACCCGCCCATTACAGAAACTATAGAGGTTGTAACTAGGCAGATGAGGGTAAACGCAAACCAACATAAGGTTACGTTTGGTGCGATGAGAGACCTAGAGTACATGAAGCTTGTAGGGCTAGTGCAATCTTACGTTGAGGAAAACTTACTAGAGATTGCAAAGCAAGTGCCCGCAGTGAACACTAACTTCGACTTGCCCGCGTATTTAAATCTTGTTGAGGATACAAAAATATCGGTGTCTGTGATGGACGTTCCGACCAATTCTGCGTTGACAGTCATGCTGCACGGTGATAAATATGTGTTACAGAGAAGTAATATGCCGATCTTTGCGCTGACCTCAGAGCACTTACCGGAGCAGGTTCGTATGGCGGTAGGGTTACTCAAGCTAATAGAGGACGGTCAGTTCGTGCGTGACGTAGGGTACAGGCACAAGGCAGATCAATTCTTAGTTGTTTACGGTGGGCCATTTGACGAGGAGATAGCATGCAAAACTTTAAATTAAAACTTATTGACCAGAAAGAGCTGCCGAAGAAAGAAGAACCCAAGCTGGATAAAGCCACGACGATTCTTGATGATCGGTTTGACTACACACCCGCAGTGTCAACCGATTTAGCTGCACGGTTCAAGGCTATGGGGTTCAAGGCCAAGCCCAAGAAGCCCCGGTTTGGAAAATGAAGGGGGAAAACTTAGGCAACCAGCACTCGCGTACCCTTAAAGAGGGTCAGCTAACCCCGAGGCAAGACTTGGTGATGCGGCTCTTAGCGCAAGGGCTGCGCAGTAGGGAGGTTGCGGCGCGGTTAAAAGTTACACCCAATACCATAGCAAGCGTCATATCAAGTGTCTGTCTAAACATGGGTACGAATACATTGGCGCAGTCTATGGCTGTGTGGGCAGTTGCAGATTATTTAGAAGCTAACGAGGAAGAGGAATGAGCATCAGACGACGGGCTATCCGCCTAGCTAACGCATTAGAAGAAGCACCACGCACAGAGAACGACCTTGAGACAGCGGCAATACTACGCCAGCTCGTACGAGTGCATGAGGTAGCGCATGAGGTGGTACTGGCAAAGACACACGAGGCAAGCAAAGCAGCTTATTGTGAGCTTGTAGACTTAGTAAAGGGGAAAGCAGAATGAAAGCGTTTCCAAACATGGCGGGTCAGCAGGGCATGGACTTGCGCGATTACTTTGCGGCGAAGGCGATGCAAGCTTACTTAACTGGCGATTACGATCTGTACCCAAACGAAGTAGCGGAAAAAGCGTATCAGGTGGCTGATTGGATGATAAAGACGAGGAAAGCCAAATGAAAGATTATTCAAACTACGAAACACAACGAAGCATTTTGATTGAGTACCTGCAAGTAATGATTGCGCGATGCGATTGGCATGGAGTAGCTGACGTAGCCATGGACTTGCGCGAAATGGAAGCCGAACGCCGCACGATGAAGGAGAAAAACACATGAGCGAAATACGTACAGCACGACAAAGCATTATCGACTTCCTTGAGAAGAACAAAGAACTGATGGGCGGCATCGAAGTGGTGCAGACAATAGACGGTCGAACCATAAATCTGAGCGATATGACTGACGAAGAAGCAGCAGAAGCGGCTGACATTCTTATGGTTGCAGGTACGCCAACACGTCTAGGCTCGTTAGCAAAATGAAGGCGGCTGAAGCTATGGCTGTGGCTTTCGCTATGTGCGTGGCGTTGTTCTCCATTTACTTTGGTACGAAGGCTGTGACGATGGAGCCGGGAGCACGAAGGCCGCTATGTGGCGTGGCTGAGATTAGCCCTGACATTACGCCGGAAGAACGTAAGAATTGCAGAGAGATGAGGAGACGTTCTCTATGACAGAACAGAAAGTAAGACGGGGGCGTGGACCCGGCAAGCAACCACGACAAGGCATCACGAGCGTGCGCATACCAGTGTACGTTCTTGATTATTACCGTCAGAACTTCGACAACAGCACAGCAAAGATGCGCGAGGTTCTGGTTAACTATGCAGTAGATAAAGGAGCTAACAATGGTAAAGAAAGTGAAGAAGGTATTGAGTCCTGAAGCGTTGGAAACTTTACGACGCACCGCAGCATACGCACGACAGGTTCGTCAGGAGAAACGCAAAGAGCGAGAGCTACGGGGTGAGGCGCATCCATACACACCGCCTAAGCGTAGAAAGAAGAGAACACCTACGACTAAGCAACAAGTCTTGAAGTGGGATGAGATCAAGATGCCGATACAGCAAACTATGAAGATGGTGCAAGCGGTTACAAGCGGTAAGTCTGTTCTGTACGCGGACATCCCTCAAGTTACACACTACGCTGCGGCTGACATGGTTAACAACCCTGCGCATTACAAAGTAGGCGGTATCGAGACTATCGACTTCATCGAGGCTAAAGGTCTGTCGTATAACTTGGGCAATGTGGTTAAGTACGTGACTCGTGCCGGGCACAAAGGCAACCGTAAGGAAGACCTTGAGAAAGCACGTTGGTATCTAACCCGAGAGATCGAAGCATCGTAAGGAGATGGTATGTCTGGTACGCCTGAGAGTAAGGTCAAGTTGGCTGTCGTTAAATTGCTTAAGCAATACGGCGTGTATTTCTTTTTCCCCGCAACTCACGGGTACGGACGCTCAGGTGTGCCAGACATCATCTGTTGTATCGACGGTAAGTTTTTAGCTATCGAGTGTAAGGCTGGAAAGAACGAGCCCACCGCACTGCAACTACGAGAAATAAATCAAATACAAGCAGCGGGTGGTATGGCAATGGTAGTCAGAGAAGACCTAACATTGTTAGAATTTTTATTGAAGGAGCTAACGCATGAGTGAAGAATTAAGTGAAGGGGTGCAGCTATTACTGCAACGGATGGAGTCACACCCAGATGAGTTTGACTTAGATCGTGGTAAGTGGGCATCAGAGTTAAACGTCGTCTACGCACGAGTATCAGGAAAAACACCGCCGCAACGTGCTGAGCCTTGGCTGTCTACTGCGGAAGTGGAAGCACTATGGAATAAGTACGTAGAGATAAAGCAGAGAGACTTTCACGGCCACGTGATGAAAAAGCTGTTTGATGACGAGGAAGAACGTCCGTTGGATGCGTATGGATTGTCGTTAGGTAAGCAAAGGTTGCAAGGCACCGTAAAACCCGGCACGTGGGTGAACGTAGCGAATCAAACTTCAAGTACGCCAATAACGCTACAAGGCAACACCACAGTGCAAGGCACATTCGACGCTGAACCTTCACCTTCGTTCGTACAGAAAATTAAAAAAGAACTGGGCCTATGAAAATAATTGCACTCGACTTCGAGACGTACTACGACAAAGAGTACAGCCTCAGCAAGATGACTACTGAGGAGTACATACGAGATGAACGATTTGAAACTATAGGGGTGGGGGTAAAAGAAGATGGAAAAGATGCCGTGTGGGTGGCAGGTACACGAGACAAGATCAAGGCGTTTCTGGATTCGCTCAACTTATCTGAGCATCTGGTACTCGCTCATAACGCTATGTTTGATGCCGCTATTCTTAATTGGCGTTTTGACATTCGCCCTCGGGGTTGGCTTGACACGCTTAGCATGGCGCGTGCTGTGGTGGGCACCCACACCCCCCTCCGTCTTGCGGCACTTGCGGAATATTTCGGTATTGGAGAAAAAGGGGAAGAGGTAAAGCGCGCCGAAGGTAAACGCCGCACGGACTTTACGACGGTAGACTTAGCTGCGTATGGCGAGTACTGCAAGAACGACTGCACCCTGACGCTGGAGTTATTTAAGGTGCTGTCACAAGGGTTCAACAAGGATGAGCTAAAGCTGATTGACCTGACCATCCGGATGTTCTCGGAACCGGTGCTGGAGTTGTCGCCAACTAATTTGTACGCACACCTGAAATACATACAGAAAGAGAAACAGGCTTTGCTTGATGCGGTAACTATGGTGGATAAAGATCAGCTGATGTCTAACGACAAACTGGCTGCAACACTAAAGCTACTCCACGTGATACCGCCCACCAAGATAAGCCCGGCTACAGGTAAGGAGACCTACGCGTTTGCAAAGAGTGACGAGGCGTTCAAGGCACTGCTGGAACACGAGGACCCAAAGGTGCAAGCTATTGTGGCTGCTAGGCTAGGTGTTAAGTCTACGTTGGAAGAGACTCGCACTCAGCGGTTTATTGAGATTGCTGGGCGTGGCACGTTGCCTATTCCCTTGCGGTACTACGCTGCACATACCGGGCGTTGGGGTGGGGATGACAAAGTAAACATGCAGAACCTGCCGCGCAGTTCCCCGCTGAAGCATACTATCTACGCCCCAGACGGCTACATGATGATTGACGCAGACTCGTCGCAGATTGAAGCGCGGACACTGGCGTGGCTGGCGGAGCAGGATGACTTGGTCGATGCGTTCGAGCGAGGTGAAGATGTGTACAAAAAGATGGCGTCAGCTATCTACAGCAAGCCCGAGAGCGACATTACCAAAGAGGAAAGGTTTGTTGGAAAGACAACAATCCTCGGGGCGGGGTATGGGATGGGCGCGGCTAAGTTCCAGACTCAGCTAAAGAACTTCGGCGTTGCGCTCCCGCTGGAGGAATGTCAGCGCATCATCAGCGTGTATCGGGAGACCTACCCTATGATTCCGGCATTCTGGAAAAAGGCTGGCGATGCCCTTGGAACTATCATGAGCAATCAGGCG